ACACAACCACAAACACAACCACAAACACAACCACAAACACAACCCACTTACTATGCATCCACTTCATCCACCATTATTATCTCGGATTCTGACGACTCCTCATCCTCTCACGAATCCGACGAATCCGACGACTCCGACGATGAACTTCCTTTTACCGATTAGGGGGATAAAATCCCCCTATAACCCCCTATACAATAAATATAAATAAAGGTTGTGCCAAATATCTCTCTTATTCATAAACTAACAAAAAACAAAGGGTTGGCATTAAGCATTGTAAAATTTCATTAGTTCATAGAACATGTGGATTTTCCCTTTTTTATTTATTTACTTTTAGAGTATTTAAAGATTTCTTTTTCTTTTATTTATGAATTGCTTTTCTAGCTTCTTCAACAATCTTATTCAAGCTAGAAACGATTGGTTAAATAAACCTCTTTATCATTCTAACATCCCTTTAAAAAAAGTTTATCAAAGATTGATTTAATTAATTACGTTGTCCACTTTTGTACTCCGCGAGATGTACCTACCGCACCTCCTAAGTATAATGTACTTTTATTACCTTGTACCATGTTTAATGCCAGCACATTTGTCGGACCTAATGCTGCACCACCAGATAATTGGGTAAAACTTGACCCATTCCACATTTTTATATGACCAAATATGCCTCCTATGTATACATGATCTTCATCTAATGCATATATTGTTCTAATCTCATCTGTAATTCCATTACTTAATGCAATCATATTTGTTCCATCCCACATTGCAATTTTATTCATGTTAGTATTACTTCCATACTGTGTAAATAATCCACCAATGTATACATGTGATGAATCCAATGCATATATTGCTCTAACATTATTATTAAAATTATTATTTCCTAATTTATTAAAATTTTCTCCATCCCATTTTGTTAAATAGCTTCCTATATTTTCTGCGTTAGTAAAATCTCCCCCAATATATACATTTGACGGATCTAATGCAAATATTGCAGCAACATTATTATTTAGAGATACATCACTTATCAATGGAGTAAAAGTATTTAAATATGTATTCAATATTGATATACGGATTCCAATATTTGTAAAATTTCCACCAATATACACATTCGACGGATCTAATGCAGACATTGCAAGTATATAGTTATTTAGAGTAGGTGAACCAACTGGGCTAAATGATGTTCCATTGTATTTCGCTAAATATGCCATATTATTATTGCTATTAACACTTGTAAAGAGTCCCCCAACGTATACGTTTGATGCATCTCTTGCATATATTGCACGGACAGCATCATTTGCTCCTGTTGCTATACCATTTATATCAGTTATTGTAGTAGTCCCATTCCATTTGCCAAATGTACCAATATCACCACCAATATATATCTCTGTTGGAGATAATGGATACACTACACGAATTGCTCGATTTGTTGTTTCATAACTGGAATATCCAACTACATGACGTTTTTCAAATACATCGCTTAAATCTTGGCCATCCGAAAGAAGCAATGATGTTTTGTTTGCCGATACATCTGTATAGTTTTTGCAAAACAAGGTATTTAAATCTGCTCCATCTAACACTTTATAACCAGTTTCAGGATACTGTCCTCCAAATTGCAATGGCATGAATACAGATGATAAATCCATTCTACTACTTGTTAGATATCTAGTTTGTGCTATGTTTGTCATTATTCCTTATTCTCTTTCTTTATTTTTTTTTAAAAATTTCTTACAATAGTATATAATGATGAAATTATGTACCCCCGCGTTGATTTATTTTAGTTTAGCAATAATTTCCATTCTTATTTTGTTATTTAATAAAGAGCCCGTTGTAATTCTAATGGGGCAACTTGTTTTTGTGTTGTTGTGGACATGGATTTTAAATTTGATTTGCACGAATGGATTTACAAATGTTTCATGGATCTTAGTTGTTTCACCCTACATTATATTATTTCTTTTTTATATGATGAAACCGACTATAAAGGAGGAAGAAAAGGAAAAAAAGGAATCATTGGTGTTAATTTAAATGTTTCATATCAATTTAATTGTTAGTTGATATAAAATAATAATTATTTTCGACGTTTGTTTTTACGTTTTCTTGTTCCAGATGCATTTTTTTTAGAGTTTTTTTTAGTTTTTGATTTTGCTTTTGATTCTGCTTCTAATTTTAAATTTTCCTCTCGAATTTTGCTCATTTGTTCGGCATTTTTAATTTCAGATTTTTGTCTAGCAATATCTAAAGAAGCTCCCGGGATAATCGGATAAGCTGTAATAGTTCTTTCTGTTCCTTTATCTGTTATGGCAACATTTGTTACTTTTCCAACTAATGGACCTCTTGGTACAAAAGTAGTTTTTGGGGTTGAAAATGGATATGGGATTGGAGTTCCTCTTTTTCCCATTTTTTCATCATACTTTGATTTATAAAACCGTTTAATTTCTATTGTTTTGTTTGAAAGGTCTTTTAACTTTTTGTTTTTTTTATATATTCCTAACACTCTTACAGCTGTTTTAATTTTGGTCCAGTTTCTTCTCGCTTTTTGATTTATAGCCATTGTTTCGTGTGGGCTATCTTCGTCTGATGATGTTTTTAGAACGTCTTCTTCTTCATTTAGAACTTCTTCTTCATATGGGGTTAATGTTCTAAAATTCTCTCGCTTATAATAATCAACTGCTGTATCGACTGGGTGAAGTGCAATTTTAGGTATTCCAATTGAATATGACATTTTCTTTAAAAAATTTAGTAATCTAGTTCCTTCACCCTCTGAGTTAATTGTCTGATTTCCGCACAATGTTTCAACCATGATTGTGTCTGACAACGCTAATCGAAAGCTAATAAGAGCATATACATTGAGATTTGTAGCTTTTTCATCTACATCTATAGATAGAATAGTTATGTTATCTTTACCATATCTACAATTTGCAGTACCTATAATGTATCCATCTGATACACCACCTTCTATATTAGAACAAAATTTACTGTGAGTTTCATCGTTATCATATTGTTGTAAATGAAAGTAATAGTATTCTTTAAAATCGTTATTATACAATGATGTATCAATGCGTTCAACATCATTCGCTTCAATGAAATATACAAGCTCCATTATGCTTAAATCCGGTTGATTTTCAATAAAATATTCTTCAACATTCGGAGGAACCCACATGACAAGTTTTTTAGGAATTTTGTGTTGTTGAAAATAGACCGCTCTTTTATTGAATTTATTTTTTTTGGTAGACATTAATATTATACAATATTATTATTTATGTAAACTATACAATAATCGAATTTGTTTTTTTGCACGCAGTTTAGAGGTACATTTAGAAAACACTTTTTTTGTCTCTCTGTTGTATACCCGATAACATTTCTTCTTAGGCATTTTCCTCAATGTATACGGCATATATATTAATCCAATATTATATATGTTAGCATCTTATATTCATTTATAGTGTACGAATACTGAGGGACAATAGTAATTAACCAATCTGCAACATGTTTAAACCCATGTTTGCACGACCAGCGAAAGGAAAAATCTTTTTCAATTCTTATGTTTGGTTTAAATGTATAGAGCCATTGAGCGACTTCTAAGTATCCATTTGTACATGCCATTCGGAATGCGTATTCTGAATTACAATGAGGATCGATGTTGTAATCATGTAGAAGCCATTTTGCTGTAGACAAATTGCCCGTTGCACAGCAACGCTGGAAGATATAGGGTATATCAATTGGTTCATCTAACAAAATAGCATTTCTACATTCAGATTCCGTAGGAGCATTTGATATGGGCATATTATAAATAGGACATCTTGTTTTTATAACAGTTTTGTTAGTATTTCTCTAAATATTTCATAACGGGGGCTCGCATTAAAATCCATATTATGATATTCTTGTTTTATTTCATCCAAATGGATAGTATCATTGCATATATATTCAATCGTCTTTGCAATCGACCACATGTCATCGCGCCGGCTAGGTTCTATTCCTTGGCGAACATGGTGACTCGCAAATTCGTGTGTACCAAGTAGACTTTTTCCCGTTTTTTCGGCAACATGTGCGCCATTTATATCTTCATATGAACGACAAAATCCAAAATCGACTAAGTAAATATCATCGGAATCTCGACCAAATACAAAATTGGCGGGTTTTATGTCTCGATGAATTAATTTTCGTGAATGAAGGTCTTCAATAATGTCAATCATTTGAAGACCACATCTGGCGGCTTCACTTGCAGATAAACAAACACTTGATAAAGATTCGTCTCCTAACAAATCTAATACAAGAAAGGATATTTGGCCGGTTGTTCCAAACCAACGCATTTTGGGAATTTTATTCATCGTCATTAAATATCGATAAATGCGGGCTTCATTTGCAAGAAGACCCGTTGTACGGGGTTCCATTTTAATGGCGACTTCTTCGCCTGTTCTCACATTCTTGCCTCGATGAACGGATCCAAAAGAACCGGTACCAATCTGAGTTCCTAATACATATTTGGTTGCAATCATGTATGTATTAGATAATTAGTTTCTTTTATCTCACTTTTTTGGTATTCTTATAGCCTTTTGCTTTTTTGGATTTAACGGTCCATCCACCTCTAATTTTTCTTCGCTTCTGCATAGTGGATCGTTTTCTGGTTGTCATAATAATATATTGCAAGAATAAAAATTGAATCAAATAAGTAACAACAAATTGTATTTATGTATTTATCTATTTAAAGAAACAATGGCTACTCCTAAATCGTGTTCATTATGTGGCGATAATCAGCATAATATCAGACATTGTAATGATCCAATTATTGCATATTTGTTAGTAAAGGTTCGTTGCAAAAAATGGAAATCGGATAGAGCAAATGATCCTTGTATTCTATTTAATTGGCTACACAAGCGGATATCACCAGAATTAAGGGCAATATTGATTCACAAGTATCATGTTTCCCCTAAAACAAATGCCAAAGGAAGATTAGTGTCAATAATAATGGAACTTACATTTCATGGTAGACTGGAGATCGAACCTTTTTGGAGGATTCATTTGCCCGCAAATTATAATTATGGAATCATTTTCCCAGATGTGCCAAACGAGTATGAACGTCAATTAATTTTAGTGAACATAGAGTCATATATTCATGTGACGGATGATTATTATGCAAAACATTGCGATGAGTTGGTAGATATATTTCTACGCATATTGGAAGAAAATCGTCGTCCAGTAGCGGCTATTATAAGAAAACAGATTGCATATCATGAAAAGTGTATTCCAGTAGAAGACATTGCATTTGAGTGTAACATTTGTTATGAAGAAATGTGTCCAACCAAGGCGGTTCGCTTAAATTGCATGCATGATTTTTGCAAAGATTGTACTATTACACATATCGAAAAAACAAAATCATTTATAGTTGCATGTCCGATGTGTAGATCAGATATAACTACCATAAGCGAACTAACTTTTCAACCTTTATAAAACCCATATGATATTATGAATCATCTTTTTTTCGCGTTATATTGTATATGCCAAAAAAGGAGTGCCCCCCAGATAAAGAAAGATATCCATTAGAAACTGGAAACTGTTTAAAAAAATGCAAACCAACTGAATATCGTCATCCAAACACGCATAGATGTAGAGTTAAGAAAGAATGTCCGCCAGACAAAGAACAATTCCCCCCAGGTATAGGAAATTGCTTAAATAAATGCCCAAAAGGCACGATTCGACATGAGATAACTAAACGTTGTCGTAAAATAAAAGGGTATGTTCCATCCTCATCTTCTTCATTGGATAGCACTATTAAACTACCATCGACACCATCAACATCTTCTTCATTGGATAGCACTATTAAACTACCATCGACACCATCTTCTTCTTCATTGGATAGCACTATTAAACTACCATCGACACCATCTTCTTCTTATGGTATAGGAGATTTATACAAGACACTATCATCTAAGTCTTTTTATCCGGATTCTAAATCGACTTCTTCATTTTTAGCTAAAAAACAACCTATGTATATGTCACCATCTAAATCATCTTCATCATTAATGTCTGCTCCATCTTATACATCTTCGTCAAACTCAAATTATGCCAACTCATCTTCGACGTCTAGACCATATACTACTACAGATTCTGAGTCATATGAGTTATTAAATGCAAATCCCCCATTTGTTAGTTATAGCTCCAAGTCCAAGTCTATGACTAAGTCTAAGTCTAAGTCTAAGTCCATGTCTAAGTCTATGTCTAAGTCCAAGTCCAAGTCTAAGTCTCCATCTATTAAAAAGCCAATTTTTATTAATGATCGTGAATATGCAAGACAACGCATTGCCCAATCCAAAAAAAAAGTGGCTGAATATGACAAACTTATGGAACGTGAAAAAAAACATCCAAATATAAATCAAAGTCCTATTTCGTTTGAAGGTCTTAACCCGAATTGGTCTTCTTCTTCGACAAAATCTCCATCGATGTCCCCACCAAGATCACCATCGATGTCCCCACCAAGATCACCATCTATTTCCCCACCAAGATCACCATCCATGTCCCCACCTGGATCTCCGCCAAGATCACCATCAATGTCCCCACCTGGATCTCCGCCAAGATCACCATCTATGTCCCCACCTAAATTTAACCCATTATTTATAAGCAACGAGCAACATAAGTTTTTTGAATCTCTTCCAGAAAATAAACAGAAAGCAATTATAAAGCTTGCAAACGGAGACCAAGTAAAAATGAATCGTATGTTAATGGATCAATATGAACCGGCATTTTCTTTAAAATACAACATTGGTGATAATCTTAAAACACTTTATGCATTGCCACTTGCAACACAATTTCATATAATAAAAGTTACAAACAAAAACTTTAATAAAATAATGGATATTTTGGAAGATCCTATCGCAACCAAGCAAATGTTAAATGAAACTGGTTACACATATAAAGATTGATTGGTTACTACATATTTGAGTATTCTATCAGGGATTAATTTCAATAAACCTAACAAATGCATATTCCCCATTTTTTCTGCAATGGACCCAATTTCTGCCGCAATATTATTTATTTTCAAAAGAGCTTTGACGAACTCGCCTAAAAAGATTCCCTTTTCGGCTAACATTTTTTGCAGAACCCATTTGCAGTCCTCTACACATTCGCTATTACACCATTCTGCCATGTAATAAAATAAATCATACTGTATTTCATATTCCATTCCACCGTGTATGCCCATAGAAGATTCTTCTTGAAAACATTCATCATACATAGTCGCAATAAGTTTCATTGAAAGTGGAATGGCCGTTTCTTTGTAATCTTCATTTACAGTAATATTTGTAAAACAACTAAATATTTGAACTAGTTGTTCTATAGACTTATCATCAAAATAACTAACAACTAACAAATCCGAGAATACCAAACAATGTATTTCTTTTAAAACGGATGCATATTCACCTTTTGCCGTGATTATACCTTCTTTTAAAAATCCTCTTTTTTCTAACAAATAAACCGCAGAATCAATGGACACATTTACGTGTTGTTCGGCATTTTCCAATTCCGACCCCTTTTCTGCCAATAATTTCTTCTTTTCATCATATGTTGTTACCGTATTTGTGTCAACATCTACATATTTATATTCATCTTTGATGGATTGCAGTTGGCGATCAATCTCTTTTCTCCTTTTGTTTACGGAGAATGGTCTGTTTTGATTCAGATTAATATAGTCCCTAACCGCGTTAATGGGAGTACGAATGTGTTTAATGGATTCTTCATATTTATCCACATCAGACTGTATGATAGACATTTCCCGTTTTATACTAACAATTCCACGGTCTATATCATCTTGAATCAAACTTTTGCATGAAAAAGAAGATGGTGATTTTCCTTGTTGAATCAATTCTAACAAAAGATGATACGACAATCTAAAATGGGAAGTAAGTGATTGAGGGGCTCCTTTAAGCATCGTTTTATAATTCATTATATCATTATATCGAAACAGATTGTTTAAATGAATGACATGACCAACACTATCGAGGCCTAATCGGCCCGCTCGCCCGGCGGCTTGAGTATATTCATGTCCATGTAACATTCTAACACTGTGTCCATCGTGCTTATTAATATCAGTAAAAATGGTTGTTTTGACGGGTAAATTTAATCCAATTGCGACTGATTCCGTGCAGAATAGCAATTTAATCTTTCCTCTGGCAAAGAGTAATTCGACCATTTCTCTTAAAACGGGAATGATACCCGAATGATGCATTCCAACACCTTTTTCTAACAATTGCACCATTTCCATATATTCTGGTAAATGGAGATATTCTTCGTAGTTGGGCAACTTGCGAATAATCTTTTCACAATCATACCTGATGGTATAAGGAATCTTGGAATCAAACTCTAACAAATTGGTTGTTAGTTCTTTTGCACATACTTCTAACTGTTTACGACTGAATACATAACATAATGCCGGCAACATTTCATTTTGTGTTAGATATTCGGTCACTTTATTTAATACATGCCCGCGTTTTACGCGGATCGACTTTTGTCCTAACAAAGTTAGCATTTTATTCATTCTTCGATAATATTCCTCATTGAATGTTCCGTCCGCTGACTGGATTATGTGTGGTGTGTTAATAAGATTGTTTATTTCTGCTTGAACAGTCTTATCCTTAATTGTTTTAAATGCAGAACTACTAACAGTTAAGAACGAATAATGTGTTAGTGGTACGGTTCTTGTTAGTTTTACTGCCAAATATATTTCACGAGAAGATTGTCCTTCAATCCATGTGGCAAATTTGACTGGATCATTTAATGTGGCAGATAGTCCAACCATTTGAATGTGACTTGGCATCATCATGATGCTTTGCTCCCACACATGTCCCCGTGAGACGTCATTAATCATATGAATTTCGTCAAAAATGACACATGCCAGTTCGGTTTCTATGTTCATATCAAACGTGGTTGATACATTGGTTGCTCCGCTGTATAATTTATTTAATAGAATTTCGGTTGTCATAATTAATACGTTGGCCGCGGTATTGCATGATATGTCGCCGGTAATGATACCTACACTGATATCTGGAAATTTCTCGGAAAAATCGTAGAATTTTTGATTAGAAAGTGCTTTAATAGGACTACAATAAATGACCTTTTTCCCAAGAGAGTGAAAATATCGGATGGCAAATTCAGCTACCACACTTTTTCCAGTTCCCGTGGGGGCAGTCACTAATATATGCTTTTGATTTGTTAGTGCTTCGATACTCCATTTTTGGAAATCGTGTAATTCGTGTGAAAATTGACTATAATATGAATTATATTGAGATTCATTGTTTGCTGGATAAATTGTATTGCAGATAAAAACCATGTCTAGATATAGGTAATATATATTATTCATTTATGTTTAGATTATTTGGTGATATCATTTTGGCAGAAATGAATATAAAAAAATGAAATAAAAAATATATATGAGTTTGGATTCATCTTTACCTAACAAAACATTGAATACTAACAAAATAATGAATTATATTTCCGTTATTATCCCAACTGTGAATGGATTTCAAGAAGTAGGAGGTGCCCCATTGCGCGATTGGTTGAATTATTGGAAAGAAACGAATGCCAAAGTGTATCCAGAACAAGTGATAGAAGTTGGAGAACATGTGAGCTCAAGAAAAAGAAGTCAAGAACGTTGTCAGAGACCCCGCGCGAATGCCTATGTTCCAGAAAGCGATGATATAATCGATCAACTGATTCAAGCGTATTCAGTGAGTCCTAATGTAGAAGCGTAATTAGTTAGTGTAGTTAGTATAGTTAGTATAGTTTAGTAAATATAAATTGTAAAATAATTATTTGTTTTTTATTTGAATAATATATGCATGCTTTCATAATTTTTTTGATATTGAGTTTGTTAGTATGGTGTAGAATTGCCTATTCTATAAAAGAAGGTGTTACATCAGCTACTCAACCACCTGAATCATCTGATCAACCATCTGATCAATTATCTGATCAAGACCAAAATACATTAGTTACATTGTTGCTTGCTACTGCATTAGAAATGATTGGTTTAGAAACGATTGGTTTAGGGGGGGCTATGAATCCTTATTTAGAAAAGGATGCAAATGGAAATCCCATAAAAACATATGATGCAGATGGATATTATTATTCGTATACTTTTAATCCACCTCAAGGAGCAACTGGTAGTCAAGGACCAAAAGGCGATAAGGGTGTAAAGGGAGATCAAGGACCAAAAGGCGATAAGGGAGATCAAGGACCAAAAGGCGATAAGGGAGATCAAGGACCAAAAGGCGATAAGGGAGATCAAGGTATACAAGGCGCAACTGGTGGTCAAGGACCCAAAGGAGATGCAGGAGCCAACATATTTGATGTTAGTACAATTATGTTAAATGGAGATTCATTAAACAAAAAAAATAAGGGAGATAAAAAAAATGTACCAGAACCTGTATCTGCATATTCAACTCTTTTTAGTTAATTTATGTTTAGATAATATATGAATGTTTTTATTATTGTATTTATACTGTGTTTGTTAGTATTATGTAGGGTTGCATATCCAATGAAAGAAGGTTTTAACCTAGGTAAAAAAGTACAACAACAAGTACAAAAAGCACAACAAGTTATAACAACAACACCAGTTACACCAACACCAACACCAACACCAACACCAACACCAACACCAGTTACACCAACACCAGTTACAACAACACCAGTTACACCAACACCTGTTACAACACCAGTTACAACAACACCAGTTACACCAACACCAGTTACACCAACACCAGTTACACCAACACCAGTTACACCAACACCAACTTTACCAAGACCAACTACAACAACAACACCAGTTACAACAACACCAGTTACAACAACACCAACACCAGTTACAACAACACCAGTTACACCAACACCAGTTACACCAACACCAGTTACAACAACACCAGTTACACCAACACCAACTTTACCAAGACCAACTACAACAACAACACCAGTTACAACAACACCAGTTACAACAACACCAACACCAGTTACACCAACACCAGTTACACCAACACCAGTTACACCAACACCAGTTACAACAACACCAGTTACACCAACACCAGTTACACCAACACCAGTTACAACAACACCAGTTACACCAACACCAGTTACAACAACACCAGTTACACCAACACCAACTTTACCAAGACCAACTACAACAACACCAGTTACAACAACACCAACACCAACTACAACAGTTACACCAAGACCAACTACAACAACAACACCAGCTATAACATTGCAACAACAGTCAGTTCCACCACCACAACAGGTTGTTCCCGCATCACTTCTAGTAACACCACCTGTTACAACAACACCGGTTACACCACCTATACAACCACCGCAACAACAGTCAGTTCCGCCACCACCACAGGTTGTTCCCGCATCACTTTTAGTTTCACAACCAACTCAACAACCAGCTACTCAACAACCAGCTACCCAACAACCAGCCAGTCAACGAGCAACCGATACTTATATGACAAATTTTATAAATTCTTTTAAAGGGTTTTTTAAAACAAACGCAACTGGCGATCCTATAATTGTCAGTGCAAATGATGGTTCATCTAGTTTTATATTCGAACCACCAAGAGGCCCACAAGGTGTACCGGGGACATCAGGACCACCTGGTCCCCAAGGCCCACAAGGCCCACAAGGCATACCAGGACCAAAAGGTAATACTGGAGGTATCGGACCACAAGGTTTACCTGGACCACAAGGTTTACCTGGACCAAAAGGTAATACTGGAGGTATCGGACCACAAGGCATACCAGGACCAAATGGAAAAGATGGAAATGGTAGAAATGGCTTACAAGGTCCAAAAGGAGATACTGGTGATAGAGGTCTACAAGGAATACCTGGTGTAAAAGGTAACACCGGCGACAGAGGTCTACAAGGCATACCCGGGATAAAAGGTAACACTGGCGACAGAGGTCTACAAGGCATACCCGGGATAAAAGGTAACACTGGCGACAGAGGTCTACAAGGCATACCCGGGATAAAAGGTAACACTGGCGATATAGGTCCAAGAGGTCTACAAGGAATACCCGGGATAAAAGGTAACACTGGCGACAGAGGTCTACAAGGCATACCCGGGATAAAAGGTAACACTGGCGATATAGGTCCAAGAGGTCTACAAGGAATACCTGGTGTAAAAGGTAACACTGGCGACCGAGGTCCAAGAGGTCTACAAGGCATAAAAGGTAACACTGGTGATATAGGTCCACAAGGCATACCTGGTGTAAAAGGTAACACTGGTGATATCGGACCACAAGGAATAAGAGGTAACACTGGTGAAAGAGGTCCACTTGGTTATCCAGGAATAAGAGGTAACACTGGTGAAAGAGGTCCAATGGGTCTACAAGGAATAAGAGGTAACACTGGTGAAAGAGGTCCAATGGGTCCACAAGGAATAAAAGGAGATACTGGTGAAAAGGGGCCATTCGGGCCGGCGGGTCCATTTGGACCAGCTGGTCCACAGGGACTAATGGGTGATACTGGTCCCCCTGGACCAATGACTATAGCTCCAACAAATAGTGGATTTAGTCTAACAAACACGGAGACAAATCGAACAAACTTAGTAAATGATATCAATGTTCCTCAAGCCTCTAACGCATTTTCAAGCATTTTTAGTCGTTAACCAAACACCTTATATGTACTAACAAGCAACCCACATATAACAATACTAATTGCTACATAATCATCAACGGTAGTAGGAACATGTAGCCAGAATGTGTTTGAAACGATTTGACTACCAAATAAAAATAAATATCCAGCAATGGTTAGTTTGATGGGATTCATGATACTAACACCGATACGCATAGCGGGAATTGCAACACACCACATACAAGTTGCCCAAAATTGATTCGCGACAATCTTTTCAAATAATGTATCATTAATGTGAGCTTTTGTTGTTTGCAAAAATAGAGCAATTTCTTGAAGTGTAGTGCTAATTGTTGTCAGAAAAAGCCATAATGCAAGTTTATATATTGTGGTTTGATTCATATAATGATATATTATTAAAATATAAAATATAAGGTTAATGTAATGCTAAATGTAAATGTATATCTTGTGTTATATTGGGGTTTTATGATTATTGCGGCCATTATTTCTACATGGGGGACATTTGTAACTTTACCGTACGAACATTTAGGACAATGGGAAGCAATTAAAATGGCACTTCCTTTTGCATGGGTTGACTGGATTTTCTTGACATTAGCAATTTACATTGGTAATCAACAGAAGCTTGCAACACCACTTCAAATGAAATTTGGAATTACTATGTTAAAGTTTTTCTTGATTATGCTTTTTACTAAATATTATTTACATTCCGAAATAAGTCGAAGTGATGTGGTTGGATTTGTCATTGTTTTTATTGCGTATGGATTGAATGTAACGGGTGTTGTATCCAAATATTTAGGTATTCCCGTAGAAAAGCCAACACCTCCTGCTACAACAGCAACAACAACACCTGCAACAACACCACCACCACCTACTACAACAGCAACAACAACAACAACAACGGCACCACCAAATGAACCAGATAAAAAACAAAATTAATTTCTTTGAATATGATATAATGGATATTTTAGATACTCTTTTTGGTCCCGTGAGTAAAAAATATTGTGGGTTTTTCTATTATTATTCGGTTATCTGTTTTTTATTTTATATTATGGCAGTTACTGGAAGCATAATGTATGGTGTTAAACACAACAAAGGACCAATGTTCTATTTTACAGCATTTATTGCAACGGGCATTTATGCAATTGGTTATTTTCAAAACAGATTGTTATTTTCAATGTGCACCCGTTAAATTATCTTTTGATATTATATGGAAAATATAAAATCAAACTTGTTTTCGCCAATTAATTCAGTAGAATACTGCATTTACTTTTATGTATTAACTATTTTTGCCTTTGTCGCATTTATATTTTCATTATTTAAAACAATCATAGATTACAGTCCAAAACAGACGGGATGGCACCACTTTTTATCTGTCATGATGATTTTGACTAAATTTTTAATATATGGCCAATGTCGATTGTTGTATTCTATGTGTGTTCATTAGTATAAATGTTATATCCGCATTATTAACGCATCATCCTAACAAATATTTATTGCATGTTTTTTAAACATTATTTGCGGGTCCTCATCCTCCTCTCATTTTCCTAGTTCTTCGAATTTTTCGTTTCTTCTGTGTGCAACCTTTTCTATGACATTTTGCGGTGTGTCTGTGGCGGCGAGGCATTATATTATACTATTTTATAATATAATTTTATTTGTTAGATTTGGTAGATTTGTTAGTTATCATGCCTTACAAAACGAGTAAATAGATTTATAATATCCAAATAATATGCCATAGAAGCTGTAATGAAATCGCCATCATAGTTTCGGCTTAATATTTGGTGAGTATCGTACACAATAAACAACGAAAACAGTATTATTCCCACAAAAGTAAATACTTTATACATCATTGATAATCCGTCTCCAACAATAGAAATAATTTGTAAAATGATCAGCAATAAAAGAGACCAGAATAAAAAGGCCCCAAAACGTTGTCCTAAATTTATTCCCCCTAGCATAAGAGCAATACCCACTCCAATCATAAGGCCAAACAAAGAAAGTGACGATTTTATGGCAACATGAATGGCTCGTTCATCCACTTTTTTTTTGTAATGAGAAAGAGATAATCCAAACGTATATGAAAAAATAGTAAATAATATAAATTTCATAAAAGATGGCATAGGAACAAAAGATAGTAAAGTGATGATAATTATTAGAATTCCAATTAAATACCAATGTCCAATTGGCACATTGTTAGTATGAATCATCACGTAATATGATATTCCTAACTGAATAAAAAGATTTGCAAACACTAACATTAGAAACCTACGTTTTTGATACATCAAATCTATCAATTGTGACATTTATATTATTGGAAGAAATTAATTGATTGCCTCACGCATTTGTATGCATTTTCCGCAAAATAATTGTTCCCATTCTGGCGCATCATTACCAAAAGCCCCTCCATATTTGACACACAGATATTGGTAGGAATAAACTATTTGACAACCTTTGCATTTGGTCTGACAATTTGAATCATAACATGAGACACAAAATGGCATTTCTTTTATGTATGGTTCACGGGGGAATCGAAATAAAGGATTCCAACTATGCCCTTTCTTTAAGTTCACCGTTTCCATACAATATGTATCAGAACAGCATTCGGGTTGGTGCATTTTTGTTAGAATATAATACATCATATGTTTAATTTCAATTTTGTTAGAATATTTGAAATCGAATCTTTCGTTTTAAGTTATCTTCATCACTAAAAACGTGTAATTTTACTTTGCAAGTTTGCCCGGATTGAATCGTTAAATCAGTTGTTTTTAATTTATATATCAGATTCAGTGATTTTAAATATATTGAAAATAGATTGGTACATTCATTTATTTCCTTTTTATCAAATAGATATGCATCAAATTCAACTCCTTCTTCAGTAAAAGAAGACAATGCTAACAACGAACATTGTGTTTGTACTTTGCGGATTGCACGCATTTTATCATTAACATAATCTAATCGTTCTATCCAATAATTGCACCATTTATGTGCGCTATCTGTAAAAGAAATGCCGGACTTGGATAAAAGCAATGTCATGTTGATTAAATCAACAATTCTACGAATTGGGCTTGTAATATGCAGATATTTGTCTACTCCTAACAAATCGTGACGAATGGTGGTGGCATCATTTGTGACATACTCGCATACTGCATTCTTCCAATTTTTCACTGCTATCGGTAGCACAACCGTGTCGGTTAGCGTTGCGCGTCTAAATATTCCCACACCATACTCAGTGTACATTTTTTCTGCAGCAATTGTATTCATTTTACCCATCCAAAAGGCGACCAATTCATGGCTATCTGCAATGGGTTGCAATTTATTTGTTAGCGCAAACAGTTGTTGATATTCTGGTAATTGCAATAAATCGGCTTCTTCGTACACATAATTGCGGGAAACCTTTATTTGGGTACAATAAAAAGTATAGGATAATATTGTACTGGTGGTTGTATCGAATATCACTTCCATTGTTAATACATTTCGAGTTTTTCCTTGAACAAGACTACATATTTCTTCTGACAATTTTGGAGGTAACATAGGTTTTGATTTGTTAGGTAGATAAATGGTGGAAACTCTAGTAACATAGTCCCATAACTGAAAGGCATCCAAACAAGAAGGTACATTTGCAATATGAACACCTATTTTAGTTTTGCCATCTGGAATTGTGGTGATACTAAATGCATCATCAAAATCTTTTGTAGAGGATGGATCAATGGTTATAGCGGATATTGGTGTTTGTACAGTTTGTACTTTATCTAGGGGTAGTTCTTGTATCTTTTTAGTAAATGATTGAATTGAAGTGGTTAGTCCTTTACATTGTAACTGGTATTCATAATAATTATCTAACACATCAACGTCTCCGATAACATTTGTTAGCATTCCTCTTGGATTTAATTCGGTCCATTCAATGAATCGAATTAAAACATATTTGTTTGCAAACACTTTGGAGAAGCCAATATTTTTCATTTCATATGGCACCAAAAAGGCCGGGATATTTTTGTCATCGGGGATGCATTTATACAAATGTTTAGTTCCTTGTTTTCCATACGTTCGATTATTTCTTAGACAGAGTACTGCTGGAAATTCAGTGGCATGCCTAATGTGAGAACAAATAATCGACACTTTCTCAGAAGATGGGTCTATCAAAAAGAGGTCCCCATTTTCATTAGAAATAATATTAATAGAGTTGTTTTTATATTTGTACATCGTAATTGTAATATATACTAACAAATCTTTAAATCTAACAATCTTATATATTTTCTGTAGGTTCTTTTTCTATAGGGACTGGTGTTGTTGTAGTTGTTGTAGTAGTAGTTGTTGTTGTAGGCTTTATTTCTATATTTATTTTTTTAACCACTTCTCGTTTTATATTTTGGTTTTGCAACCAATACATTAGTGTGCTAGGTAAAATGGATACATTATTCATATATGTTCGATAAGACAAGACCGTGACACTTGAATCTAATCCAAATTGAATAGAATGCCACCAATAAGCTGGAATAGATAAACATTTACCAGGTACTAACACTAACTCTAAGCACTTAATCTTATCAAAATCCGCCCGAAATTTAGGTTCAACAGACCAAGGGTTAATTTGAGACCGAAATTCAAATGTATCATAGTCATTGATTGGATATAAATATCGAATGCTTTTAGGAGGAGACAATTTAATACGAATTGTTCCCTGTGTCACGGCAAGAAAAGTTCGATAATTTAATTCATATCGAAATGGAGTAGTTGCATTTTCAGTACCCATCATAATGTCATAGTAGCAATTGGATACCATGGGGGGTCGAAGAAATTCATCATTATATTGCATATGTTTGTTAATACCAGTTTCTAACAAAAACTCCTCATTTTTTTCAGAAAAGTAGGAAGCTGTTTGATCTTCTTGAAAAAGAGCATTGGCTAATTCCATAGAAAGTGGCACGTGATCTGGGTCAGATGGACTACGTATTTTAATTTCAAACACGGGATAATTTTTGAGAATATATGATTTGTTAGTTGTTTCGATTAATTTAGGATTGTCTAAATCAAACATAACGGGTTGTCTTAAATCACATATTTCTTCCAACTTATCTTTAGAAGCTTGATCTATTTCGTATATCTCCAAATCATCGCTTGTTTTTAAATGAAATTGGATGTGCAAATACAAAAAAAGAACGATGCAAAAAATAAATGTTCCAATAATTAATTCCATGTGTTATTATTGAAACACAAAGTATTGTTATCCTTTTTACGAAGAAACTAAAAAATAATATTTGTTTATTATAAAATGTCCAATATTATGCCATATGATATAGTTTCTAGCATAACCGTTAACCGTTTTGAAATTGATTCCATTGACATTCGATTGTTTACATCCGCCATTATTCGAGTAAATTTGTTTGGTTTAGATGGATTTCGCATTTCTGTTAAGAATGTATTAATGGAGGGAGATGATTATGCAAAATGGGGAAATGATGACCAATATATAATTACATTTGTGATGAATTCATTAGGATTCACACCAACTCCACCTGTTGTAGAAGAAGTTGCACCTGTCGTTGTGGAAGAAGTTGCACCTGTCGTTGTGGAAGAAGTTGCACCCGTTGTTGTAGAAGAAGTTGCACCCGTCGTTGTGGAAGAAGTTACACCTGTCGTTGTAGAAGAAGTTGCGCCTGTCGTTGTGGAAGAAGTTGCACCTGTCGTTGTGGAAGAAGTTGCACCTGTCGTTGTAGAAGAAGTTGCGCCCGTTGTAGAATAAAATTGAAAATCAATTCATTATGAATTAAACGAATCATCTAAATATGTCATATCTTCATATATATGACAATATGCACAGAATTATGATAGACGAAACAGAACTCATCTACAATCGACAATTTGCTGGATTATTTAGACGTTTATTTCTAATCCACTTTAATGTGTTCCACAATGAAAAGGTTCAATTGTTTAATTCAGTTGTCAATTCTCTTATTATGACTTATTTTCATCGTATTGTTCAACTAACAAATAGAACACTTGATAAAAAAGAAAGCAATTCAGATTTTAATGAATTGAAAAAAATAGTTTATTCAATTCATCAGTCGTTAAAAACAAACAAAAATATAGAATGTACAATTCATTCTATTGAATCGCATTTGTTCAATTTAGAATAATTACTTAACAATATGAATTTTTTGTTTTGTGTCTTTATCAATAAACACGGATATAACACTATATATTTGAGAGAATGCAAATGGTGCTTTATACATATAACATATCTCTAATATATCGGGTAATTCATCGTTGCATTTTTTGATCATATCTATCACAAATGTTTTATGTTTGTCCAAATCACTAAGATTGATTGTTTTCAAATACACGTGAACAACAACTGTCTTATATGTAGTTGCCGTATTTTTTAATAGCGTATAAATATGGGTTGTGATGTTAGGATATGTGATAGGTGATGCAATTAATTTTAAAATAGAAATATTTAAAAAAACCTCATTCTTATCTGCAAATGCCATTTTATTCAATATTTCGAATGGTGTATCAGATGAGTTTATTACTTGGCTTTTAAAAAAATCATTCATTTAAATGTATGTATATTTTGAAACATATATTTAAACTTGTTTACAATTAAATTCTTTATCTTAAAATACATCCGCATCTACAGTTGAAGTTGTTGCTAATGGTTTGGCCACATTCAATAAAGTAATAGATTGCAATCTCATGATATGGTCTTTTGCGGTTAGTAAATCCATTTCTAGCTTGACAATTCGTGCAGCCATTTCTTCCATCTGTTTGGTATCAACTTGGGGCTGTTCTGGAGTGGCCATCTGTGGAACCGCGCACTTATCCTCCAGCTGATTAATTCTAGCCACCAAAATAGAAATAGCTTGGGGAATAGTCACTTGGGGAGGCAACTGTTTGTTTGCACTGTTTGGATTGTATGTAGGAGTCGATGTGGGTCTTAATTGTTGCGGTTGTTGTCTCTGTTGCTGTTGAGTAGGAGGTCTTGGTGGAGGTGGTTGTTGACGACGATTCATATAATATTACTATCAGACATATTGTTTTTTAAATATAGACGCATCCTAACAATTCCCCTAAACTATTGTTTTTATTTCTTTTTATAAAACATATGGAAACATTAGACGAAATCACCAAAAGTGTAAAGCCATCTGGTTTTTTTAATCACGTATTTAACTTTAATGATGAATCGAAAGAAGAAATCATGAATATCGTTCAGTATGCGGTTTTAGCAATTCTACCGGTTATTATTCTAAATAAGGCAACTCAACGACTTATCCCTGAAGCCGATGACGAAAAGGGTAGTCCCGAAATTGCCATTGAAGTGATTTTGCAGACAGTTTCCATGTTTCTGGGCATTTTGATTATTCACCGAATCATTACTTACATTCCTACCCATAGTGGAGTCAAATATAGCTCCCTAAGTGTGACAAGTAATATTTTAGCCGTTTTAGTCATTATTTTGAGTCTTCAAACTAAATTAGGTGAAAAAGTTAGCATACTAGTAGACCGAGCAATGGATGCATGGGATGGAGACGAAAAGTCCAAACTTAAGAAAAGACCTTCCAATGTGAAGGTGAGTCAACCCATTTTGCAGAATCAACAAATTAGTCAATCACTTGGTTCTGGATCTGGATCTACCCCTATTAGCCAATTGCCAATTGCTCCCCAAATTACTAAACCCCAGCAACAAGAGTATGTAAATACGTATCATCAGTCTAACACATATGGTACACAACCCCAAGCATCTTACATGAACAATCAAATGATGGAACAAAATGAACCGATGGCGGCTAACTTTGGCGGATCTTCATTTGGCAGTACTTTTTAAATAATATGTTTTGCAATGGTAACTAACAAAAATAAAAGACTTGAACACATGACAGAAAATAATATTAAACTATATTTAATATGATTGAAGACGCGGAAAAATTAAACAAAGCATTAGAAAATCAACAAAATGCCATTTTGCTCAAATTGAATAACAAAGAGATTGCTGAAATGAATAAACAAATTGTTTTATCACTTCCCAAGATAACAAATAAAATAGCGGTAAGTCATTTGAAAGCATTAAAAGGATATCGATATGTGGATGAAATCAGTGATTTAAAAACAAATGTATACATCAAATGGATAAGGTATGATTCAATTAATGTACTAACAAAAGGGGCAATTAGTTGTAGTGTTAAAATTACAAATGACGGTATGCTCATTATGTGTAAAAATTATTATGGAAAGTTTTTTTATGTGAATATGGATGAGTGTATTGTATTTCAAAAAATAACAGATGAAGAAAATGTAATATTGTCTGCAATGGATTTTTTAAAATCTTAACTAACTTTTAGAATTACATTTTATATGTTTTTCGTCTACCATATTTACAATGCTGACGCTGAGAGAATCCGCGAGGTTTTTTACAATTAATGCTAAGTTTGTATTTTCTAGACCATCTCCTTTTCATTGTTTTCATTATATATTCAACTTTTAAAAAAAGTTTTAAAAAAAGGAACCCTCTCAACTTTTGTTTGTCAAATTAATTAATATTTAACGTTGTGCTATTAGAACCTTGAATTATTATTACATTTTTACCGGTTATTTCATTTGCATTAGAAACAGAAGGTTTCATTTTTGGTTGATTTGTATGTGTAACAGCTTCACTTGTTTGTTTACAATTGCTTGGTCGAATAATTTCTGCGAGGGGATTGCACGTTAAACTATCAATATACGTTAAAATAGATACATAACACATATTTAAACACATGTTACTGCAATCTCTAAAATCTTCTGCCATTTGATATTGTACGTCTGTATTACCATATTTAATTCCATCCAATTCTATAGGACATTTACCCATTATTATTGTATTGCGCACCAATTGATTTACCCATCTTTTTAAAGTATGTAACATATTGTTACTCATTGTTGTCCTAGCAATTGAATTAAAACTCGCAACTTTATCAATTGCACATCTTGGAGTCATCGTGACTGGACATATTCCAGAAGCATAGTTTTTTTCGGTTATAATCGAAGTAATTTGTTTTCGAAGATATATTAATTGTTTATTTCTATGTTTGCTTACATAGTTTACAATATTTTCAATTAGCTCAAAGCCAATTTCTGAAGCAATATTGCATCTATACTCGCAAGATTCAGACGATTGTTTTGGATGCCATGTAGGATAGATTTTTATGATATCTTCCATAACTTTTGCCAACGAATTTATAAGTGTGTCTTCCGCTATTTTCTCGCGCCTCTGCTGTCCAATAAATTCTTTCATTTCATCTACTTCGTTGCTTAAATTTTGTAAGTCTCGTTTTAATTTATTAATTTCTTCTTCTTTTTCAGTAATAATTTGTTGATAGGCCACAGCTTGCATTGTTTATTATAATGTAGAATAATGAATGTGGTATTGATATATAGCATTTATAAGTATTTTATAATAATTATAAAATATTTCAATTTTTACATATGAAACAAGTCAACTTTTTTTAAAAGTTGATACAAAATGTTGCAATAAAAAAGGAACCCTTATGGGTATTACAATCCTTAGTGGAAACCTTTCATATATTTTTTATATTTTTAGTTATATTTTGGTTTTGTATTTAAACATTATCTTCTGCAATAGTTATAGCGACTTCTTCTTCCTTCACTGCAAACTGCGCAGTTAGAAATCCGTCCATATAGCCAAGTTGATTCGACATTACAGTCATTTTAGTCACCATGTCATTTAGAAGAGTCATCATTTCTGCAATTTTCTGGTCCGCCAATTCTGCCTTCTTCTCTGCAAGTTCGGCCTTCTTTTCCGATGCACCCATCTTTTCATACAATTCCGCCGTATACGCCGCCAACTGGTGAATGTTAACCTTTGATCTTGGAATTTCAGATCCTTCCTTGGCTTGTCTAAGCATAAAATACGAAATCTTGTTGGAGTTTGTCCACACCTTCAAGTAGCCATTTTTAGTCATATCATCATATGCACGAGGATTCCATTCAGACATCATGACAAATGCACTGTAAAATTTTAATGCGGGATTGGGTCCGGCGTCGGGGGAATTATCTTTAACCGCAGTAAAGTCTACATACATGGCACGTCCAACGCCAGAATCCGCAATAATATCGCATACATCTCTTTCCGTATATTTGCCTTCAATTCGAGCAATGTAAACCAACTTGTTAGAAGTTGAAACAGCAACAGAAGGACCAAATGATTTATTAGAAGAAGACATTGTTTTAACGAAAGTTTGTAAAAGTTTTAATAAGTTGGTAAATGATGCATACGTTTTTGTGTTTGTGTTTTATTTCAATTTTTTGATTAAAATACTTATATTTTGTTTCACTAAAAAAACAATAAATGATAGAATAAAAAAGATAAAGATAGAATAAATGTCTTAAGCTACATTTTCAACAACTAATAAAGGAACTGCCACAGCAATAGGAATTGCCTCCGCATCCGTATATTTAGATTTTTCTTTTTTCCTTTTAAATTCTTGATATCTTTTTTCCTTTTCTTCTTTTTGAAATCGTATTTCAAATTCGCGTGTCTCTTTTTCTTTATTATTATGCTTAAGTCCTAATGATTGTTTTCGAATTTCTCGACGTTTTTCTGCAGATTTTGCTTGCTCCAGCTCAATTACTAACTGATCATGTCCTTTGTAACTACCATGATAGGTTTTAGGATTTATGCGATAAGTTTTACATTCTAAGATGAATGCATTCAATCTATCATTTTGTATTTGCTTTTCTATTTCTAATTTTTTATTCAATTCTATTTGATGTATTCTAAAGCGTTCCTCCAATTCAGGCAATTCTTGTTTCACTTGTTTTCGGATTCCTTCATTATTACCACATGTGTGAAATGAATTCATGAGTTGGGTTGCGGGACATTGTTCTACGCCATTGAACCAAACATTTCTCATATGTGGATAAAGACTCAATTTGACTTTTAAATCATAGTATCTGATTACATCAGAATCTGTTGCCGTTTGATCAGATACCGATGAAATAACTCTTCTATGTCCTCTATAACGCTCAGTATTTGACATTGTTAATAAATATTAAATACTTAATAATATTATTAAATTAATTCAATTTTTCTCACCACAAGATGAATTTACATTTATTTTTCAGAAAGTAATTGATCCAATATTTCTTCTAGTTTTGAAACTCGTTGTTTCAAAAGTCTAATTTCTTCTTTATCTGAAGAAAAAATGGTTCTTTCGTAATAATGTATTTCATCCTCTATTTTCTGTTGATCGAAGCAAAATCCATAATGTTCTTTTTTATTTTTAATTGTTGATTTTCGTTTTCCAATAATTTCGTTTGCTTCTATAATAGAAATAGAAAGAGAAGGATTATGATAATGTTTAATAATTTCCATGGTATAACATACATATTATTTTTAAATAATTGTTCATATTTTTAGCATTATTTTTATTATTTTGTATTTTCATAAGATGATCAAAATAATAGAATACAATAACAATGTGATTGAATCTCCCTTTGTCCCCATCAATTATGCATTTATATCAATGAATGCAAATATTATTCCCCCAGAATATAAATTTATTTCGATTCATTCTACCGCATACACACTTATACGAACGGATAAAATAACTGATACATACATTCACATCAATGGTAACATTATAGCCGTTAAACCAATTCAAACAATTGTCGCTTTTAATGTAACCAATATAGCAATAAATCTAGGAATTGAAATAACGGAATCTTCCACACAAGAAATAGACATGCAATTGGCAACAAATGAAATAAATTTGGCTTTAAGTAAGTTATGTTTAGTTCATCGCCAAGTGTTTGAAACATCCCATTTTAAATGTATTGTAATGGCCCCAACTTATACTTCTTATTTTATGGCAAATACAACAACCAAGATGGATATTAATGTTACGGAGTCAAAATACAAATTATATACCAATGTACAAAAAGTAAATCATTGTATTATATTATGTGATGTGAAATTGACATCTCCTTCAACACACCGTTATACCATGTTAAATGTAGAAGAAATTAAACGAAATGTATTATTTAAATTAAATCCCGTATATGTTGGCAAGCATTTATTGGTAGAGTCATCTAACAAAACCATTTTTGACATTGTTATTACGCATTTATCTTGCCCATTAGTGAAAGATAGTATTTACTTTTTGTCTAATTACGACTTTTTGTTTGTTACATCAGATCCAAGTATTGTAATTTGTTCTCCTTCTACTATTCATGCACCGACTATGCTTGAAATAGATTTGTTAGAGATAACAACTAATTATACTAACAAAATAATAAATGTGAACTCAACGGGTCCCATTATTTATAAAATGAGTAAGATAACAGATAGTATTCTACAGTTGTTTTCTATGCCAACCATTATTAAACTGGATGATACATATGAAATATTGGTTGACAATACAATACTTCGAATTAAAATAAAAACAATACATACTGCAATATCTAAATCTGCAAGTATATGTTATTATAATCCTCCGTTAAACATTGTATTTGGCATTTGCTCAAATTACCAGAAACACATATATGTCATGACAGAACCAGCAATAATGAATATACAATCTTTAGATGTTCAAATAAAATGTAATGTAGAATTAGATCCAATTGAAATAAAAAAAGCGATTCAAGACCGGCAAAATATGATGTCATACAATTTGAATAAACCAATGCAACTAACAATTGCGGATTCTAAATTAGAGGCAATTATTACCAGTGTTCAAACTGAATCCAATGTAGAAACTACCACTTTATTGCATATGAATGAACAAACTAACATAAATCTACAAATAGAATGTGAACTAATAAAACCTCATATTGCATTAACAAGAGAGGATTTGAAGAATATTAAAATCCAATTGGAATCATATGGTATGAGTGGAATGGATGAACAAATCAAAGTACTAACAAAGGAACTCTTTTTACCGCGAACCAATTTTATGCCAAAAGAATTGGTCAACATATTGCGACCAACACGAGGCGTCATATTATACGGCCCACCCGGAACGGGTAAAACGACACTTGCTCGAAATATTGGTAATTTGTTGCATATACCCTCAGAGGATATAAAGATGATTACGGCGACGGAGATATTAAATAAGTTTATTGGTGCATCGGAGGAAAACATTCGTGGTCTGTTTGAGCCGGCTAAAAAGAATCCAAACAAAGTGCATTTACTTATTATAGATGAAATGGACGCCATATTGGGATCTAGAAAGGATCAAACGGAATTGCGAAACTCGATTGTGAATCAATTTCTAGGAGAAATGGATGGATTGAATCAAATCTCCAATATTTTGATTATTGGAATAACAAATCGTTTAGATATGTTAGATTCTGCTGTTTTAAGACCTGGGCGATTTAGTTGTTTAATTAAATGTGATTTACCAAACATTCATTCACGAAAACAAATTATACAATTATATATAAATAAATTGCAAGTCGCAGAGATAAAAATGGATGATTTTTTGTTAGATGAAATCGCAGAAAAAACAGATGGATTCAGTTGTGCGGACATTGAATATATATTCAATTGTTTGATTGACAAGTTGGCGCAACATTTATTTGACACAGAAGGTTGTGTATTGCATATTACGCGTCAAGATATGTTAGAGGTGATTGAACAAATAAAATGCAGAAGATAGTACGTTAACCTATCTATAATCATATATTACGTCATTTGTTTTTCTGTACCTTAATGTTTTATTTCTTAAACATTTATAGGATTTGTTAGTTGAAATACATTTGCATAATTGGTTAGATAGAATATCATTGGCCATGTTTTTTATTTTAGAATATTGAGAAGGTATTTTTATGTTATAAAACTCCAATATTTTAATATAGTCTTCTTTAGTAAGTCCAGCAGATACAGTCATAATATACATTAGTAAATTATTTTTATTTTTTATAATCCAATCAGTATATTATGACAGAATCTAATTCATTGTTTTCAAGTGTACCGTTGCATATTGTTGTCTTTGATTTAGATGAAACTCTCGGTTATTTTGTAGAATTTGGCATGTTTTGGTCGGCAATTGAAACCTTTTATGGTAGAACATTGACTCAAATTGAATTCAATGATACATTAGATATTTATCCCGAATTTGTTAGACCAGATATTATAGATGTATTGGCTCTATTAAAAACAAAAAAACAGCAAAATAAGTGTAGTCATGTAATGATATATACTAACAATCAGGGTCCCAAAGAATGGGCTATTAGTATTCAACATTATTTTGAATACAAAATGCAAGGACCTATATTTGATCGAATTATCGCCGCCTTTAAAGTTAATGGAAAACAGATTGAAATGAGTAGAACATCCCATAATAAAAAGCACGATGACTTTATCAAATGCACTAAACTACCACCAAATAGTCAAATATGTTTTATAGACGACGTATATCATGAAGAAATGATTAATGATAATGTATATTATATTAATGTAAAACCATATGTATACGATTTACCATATGAAGTGTTAGTTCAAAGGTATATAGAACATCATCCGGAAATAGAATCAACTAAATTTAATAAACATGCTATGATGCATTTGGCTAGATATAATCATGAAAACGTAGAAAAGAATCTACAAGAGTATGGTATTGATAAGATAATAACAAAACAAATTATGCAACATATTAAAACGTTTTTTAATAAAAACCGTAAACGTAGTGCAACACATAAAAATAATAAAGACAAATAACAAATGCGAAAAATTGAAATCTTTTTATTAAAATAATCTACAACACATTTTTAATTTTATAAATGGAAACGAGCAATGAATTTAATGAACTAATTGCTAAATTTAGGAATGAAGCAGACCGCTTTATAGCAACAGTTATTCTGAAAGAGACAGAACTTAAAAATAAAAAAAAAGAACTTACCATTTGGAGGGACCGATATCCATTTCTCAAAGAAAAACCAAAACTTCCATTTTTCAAAGACTTGGCTTGGCATTTTATACAGCCGGACATTTTGGCATTTTCAGAAGAAGAAATTGCAAAAATTCGAACATACATTGTATCAAAAATTTGCGGAATATATAAACATGCACAGTCAATGAAAACTGCATTGTGTAATGACCGAATTTGTCAGAATGCAGAAAAGGGGGTATGTACTATTGCATTTACAAAGAACACAATTGATGCAAACACTCAATGGCTGTTGAGATTGATTTCTGATTTAACCCGCCTCATTGTAGAATTTAATAGATCCCATCCCGAATTGCCGCCGATGGAGTCAAAAGACATGTTATTTGTATGCTCATCAAAAGTCCCTATAAAGAATCAAAAACATAATCAGATTGGGTCAAATTCAACACACTGTAAAAATATTTCAGAATACATATCTATACTTACAAGTCGAAACCATAATTATCCTCCGCCCATATTGCTACTATGTTCAAACAATGCTCGAGTAAAAGAAATAAACATTCTGCTTAAATCTTTACCAGGACTTCATGATAATTTACGATTTCCAATTGAAATACAATGGGATGAAGCACATAATATGACAGAAGGAATTCCAAGCAAACGCGTCTCAATTGAACACATATTATTTAACCCATATGTCATTGCATTAATACCATGCACTGCCACGGCAGATGAAAATATTGCAGACGATGAAAATCCATTATGGAGATCTGCTGATTTGGAAAATCGTGCAATTAACTATGCCAATATTGAGAAATACTCGGTGAAATCATCCGACTCCGAATACTCTGCATTGTGTGATGCTGGACAAGTAACAATTGAAAGAGTTCGTCAAGATAGTAGATATAAAGAGTATAACATTACGGAGTTTGAACGGAAAGTATTTATTGACGTTGATAATTTTGCCACTAAAAATAAAATAACAAAGGAAATAAGAGAGACCAACCCTGGCATTCACGGAAAAGAGTTTGAGGATTTAGTTGATGAACTTTGGCTTAAAGATATTGATAGACGTCGGCAATTAGAATTTCATATATTTATGACTGGAGAAATACAAGGATATAACGATATATTAAATGTGCTGGACAATTGGTTACAAATGAGCGATGATAAATTATTGTTTCCGTTTAATGAACAAACCATTCATGTAATTCAAACTCCGAATCGAAAGGTGCTAACTCGTTCTGCAATGATCCATGCATTAGACCAGCCGTATAAACCGATATGCATTGGATTGTACGGTGGTAAAATTAACTTGATGTACCACACCTCAAGTGAAGTTATAAACGAACGAATCCACAGTGAATTATGTGACAGTGTTTCGGTGCAAGCAATGAATGACAAGGTACAGACAATAATTGAAGAGTTGAATAAGGAGGGGGTTGATACATCAGTTCCAATTATCATAATGGGAAACTATATTCCTACTGGCGAATCAATCACGTTTGTGAATTCTGCGTACGGAGTATTGCGGTCCGTATTCAAAACACATGATGGACAAAAATCAAATGCTGACAAAGACTATCAAACATATTGTAGATGCTGTTATATGGTGGATGCATTTAAAAGAGCTAACCCAGCATTTGAGTGTCCTCCAAAATTTATTATTGGAACAGAATTGTCAATAGCCAACGCGATCGCATATGAAAAACGCAACGATGATCGAGTAGATAGATTAAGAAGAAATATTGGAATTTATAACGAAGGATTGACAGAATATAACCCATCTTTATCATCCAACGGAGTAAGTGAGTCAGATACAAACATTGCAATTCCAGTAAAAATAATTATCGATGACCCAGAAGATGAGAATATTGTAAACCTAAGACAAATTCTACTCAATAAAATAACACTTCAACCAGAACGAACTGAAATTATGAGATTATTTGGACGTGCACGTGATAATCAATCAATCATTATTACTGATAAAACGGGCAAGTTTAATTTTACTGATTTTACGCTTAAAAGTGTTCGTAGATATAGAAAAAAAAATGATGCGAATCAAGAAGATGCTATGAAAATTAGAGATCGTAAAGAGTCATATGCCAATAAAAATTCAGAATATCTTCCATTTGAAGCAGATTATAGGTTTGAGTCATATCATGCAAATTTCAATCAATCTGCAAGTTTTATGAATGACAAGTCAAAAATAAAAGAGAAGGAGTGCGACCTTACGTGTTGTATTGACAGGTATGAATATATTGGAACAGTCAACAATAAGAACACAATGTGGTTATCATACCGATTTTAAATTTGAAACAAATGTATTTTTTATAAAGACAAATAACATTTTTAGTGAATTTATTTTTCAAATAATAAACAAAAAAAATGAAACAAAATAAAAATTATATTAAAACTGTATATTTACCCATTTATAAAGTTTTATTCATTAAAATGTATTCTCACTCTAACATTCCTAGATCTGAACCTAGCATATTTGTGGAAAATATGCACAATTCGACTAAGGTAGATCATATAACAAAGACGTTTCAAAGCTTGGGCAAGATTGCAAAAGTTGAATTTAATTACTGCGGAAACTTTAAGCAAGCAACGGTCCACTTCAAATATTGGTATGAAAACTCGGATGCGGACTCTGCTCGCGTAGTCCTCTTACGCAAGGAAGAATTGCTTGTTATGCACAAGTTGGGCGAGTATTGGACAACTACTCCTGCGTTAACGAGAATAGAAACTTTTAAGCGCGACTCCAATATAAACTTTGATTATGAAATCAATACGCTCGATCTAATTGAAGAAAATGCCGCCTTTATGGAGTATGAATACTCTGCTCGAAATTCAGAGACTCATACTGGCTTTAACTATGAAAACGCGGTGTCACCGCCAAGAAGAAAACAAATTGTTATTATTTAGTTGTAGTAGTTGTAGTAGATAGATAAGGGTTGCCATTAAGGAACGTAAAATTTCATTAGCTCATAAGAGCATATGAAATTATCCCTTTTTTATTTAATTAAGCTACTTTGCAATTCATTTATATTTTCCAAAATAGAATCTCTGTATTTAGTTGAATATGTAATAAGTATTTTATTCATAATTGTGGTTGTAAAAATAAATACACCTGCACTGAATGCCACTCGCCTATCTAATTCCTTAAATTCAAATTCTGTTCTGAATGGATTGAATCGATACAACAAATACAAAGCTAAAAATATTTTTAAATAATAATCAAGTATTGTGACAATAGATGGTTTAGTAATTCCTAATCCAATATATGACGAAATAGCAAAAAATAATAAAGTGTTGGTTGTGTATTTTAATAAAGTGTTGGTTGTATTTGAAACTTTAGAAATTGTACGATCCATTATATATAATTTCAGAAATTAAATTATTTATGATTATTTATGATTATTTTTCCTCTTTTTTTTTCTAGTTTTGCCGGCATTCATTAAAAGAGAGTCATGTTTGCCTTTTGTAATTCTTGATTTTGACTTATTACCAATGTTTAAAAGAGAATCATTTTTGCCTTTGGTAACTCTTGATCCTTTGACACTTGATCCTTCGGTAACGCTTGATCCTTCGGTAACGCTTGATCCTTCGGTAACTCTTGATCCTTCGGTAACTCTTGATCCTTTCGGCAATTTTGGTTTTTGCAAGGTATTCTTTCGTATAGCTTTATGTTGTATAACGGGTTGCATAATGGGTTGCATAACGGGTTGTATAACTATGTGATCATCCTGAGACCCACTCGATTCGGACATAGAATTTTCAGATGCAGATGAATCAACTCTATCTTCATATGAATCGCCATAATAATCTCTACATCCATCTAGTATACATATTTTATTATCATCTGGCAATCCCCTAAGTATGTTTGACAAATTATCTTTCGATTTTTCAATAAATTTTTTTAATGTAATTCGATTTTTGTTCCCAAATAAAGTATATAATAAATCCCTTTTAATTAAAGCTCTACTATATAAACTAACAGCATTCCGTTTTGTTACAAAAAATTGTTTAACTGCATTTACATTATATTCTTGATAAATAGTAACATGTTTTCTAGAAACGTAATCACGCGCTTGTTCTTCAGTATTAATATTTATGTCATTCATCTCATATATACCCGATAAAAATAATTCAACCCGTACTGCTTCTTCTTCTGTATTGCACGGTTGATTATGTTCGTTCACATAAACATAACTACAAAGTGTAATTGATACGTCATGATAAGTATCACTTTGTAATTTAAATTTTTTATGAGATGTTTCTGGCGACAAAGTTGGCAGAATATATTTAAATGCAGAAACATCTCTTGGAAGATTATTCATAAAAAACATATTTTCCACCTTTACAAAATCGGAATTTAAATTATTTTCTCCTACTTTTCCGTAAGTTATTAACTTGGTTGAATCATTTAATTCAATTTTGGGCTGATCAATTATAGTCATATGTCCAGAAATCAAGAAAATTCTTACTTGTGCCATTATATATTATACATTATATATTAAATATTCATTTTTGCATTATATAAGCTTGTTAGTGTTCGAGCACTTGGGTCAATTGTCTTTGTATATTTAGGCATCCAAAAATAAGGAATTATTTTTTCATTGTTAGGATAAAAGCCATCAAATAGACGTCGGTAATAGTATTGTTCCAATGTTTTAGGAGGCAAATGTGTATATTTGTTAGATTCTTGTGTGTATTCTTCTTCAATGCCTTCTATTTGAGCAATCTTTTCTTGCAAAATATGATACAATGAACGACCATGCCCACTGACCCCATCACTGAACGCTTCTTTTGTTCTCCACAATATGTTTGCTGGAAGAAATGGTTTTTCAGAGTCTGGATGATACATTGTCTCAAATGATGATCGCAATAAATATTTTTCACATTGACCATGCATTGGATGATATCGTTCTTCCACTGGAATAGACAAATAATACTGGACAAATGATTTGTCTAAAAAGGGAGTCCTCGGTTCTAGTCCATGAGAAGAAATACATTTGTCTGAACGTAAGACATCAAACATATATATATCATTCAGCAATCGTTTTGTTTCACAGTCAAATTCAATGGAGTTTGGGCATTTATGCATATACAAATAACCGCCACACAATTCATCTGAACCATCTCCATTAAAAATCACCTTTGCTTCACTATGTTGTGAAATATACTTTCCAACTAAATAATTTCCAATCGAGGCTCTTACAGTAGTTGTATCATAACTTTCAATCGCCTCAATAACATATGGAATTGCATTAAAAAAGTCATCTTCCGTCATAACAATCTCAGTATGTTTTGTTCCTAGATGATCTGCTACAATTCGGGCATACTTAAGATCTTCGGAATCGGCAAGTCCAATACTGTATGTTTCAAGTTGTATTTTTTTGTCAAAACTAAGAGAATAAAAATTATTTACCAATGCGGCAATAAGACTACTATCCAGACCCCCCGACAACAAACATGCAATAGGCCTTTCTGTTGTAAGACATCGTTTCATCACTGCATTATTTAAATAATAGACAATGTTTTCGTGGAATGAAATAGGTTTTAAATAGGACGAAAAGGTGGTCAGTGTATGATATTTGAAGGTTTCATTTTTTAACCACGTTTTAAAAAATTTATGACAAGTAATGACTTGATACTGACCTGGTTGAAACTGAATAATCTCATTCTCATTAAATGGTTGTTTTTGTTGCACTTGTTGTAGTTCTTGTTGTTGTCGTCTTTGAAAAGGAGCAATCACCTTCAATTCAGATGCAAACATAAAAATATTATTTGTTCCTCTCCAACAGTACAACGGCCTAACTCCATATGGGTCTCTCCCTATAAATACTTGATTTAACTCAGCATCATATATAGCAAAAGCAAATACTCCGTCTAACATTTGAATCGCTTGGTCAATTCCAACCCGTTCATATAAATGCAGAATAATTTCACAGTCGGATTGTGTGGTGGGGGCAACTCCGAGTTGCTCATATAACTTTTTATAATTGTATATTTCCCCGTTGCATATTAACATTTTATTATTTACCCAAATAGGTTGCATAGATATATCATCTAGACCATTAATTGCTAATCGATGAAACCCCGCAATTACTTGAGAGGTTGGATAAATTAGTTTAGAGGATTCGGGGCCACGACGAGATCCCCTTTCAAACGCATCTTGGATAAACCCTTTAGAGAAGACGGTTTGTCCCATTTCTAGTCCATTATTTAACATTAAAAATATACCACACATTGTTAGATAAATTATGAATTTACCTTTTAAATGGATATGAATATTTAATTTTCTATTTTTATTGTATCAATGTCTAACAAGCAAATAAACGACGAAACGAATGCTCGCATGTATCATCGAAATGTTCCCACCAACCAATTACAACCTTATTTTGACATTAAACCAATATCTACAGGTCGTTGCACTGTATTTCCAATTGCAGACACACGGGAAGCTAACAACCATAATTATCCTCAATATGACATTAATACAACATTCAATCCAGGAAATAGAAAAGCACCGTGGTCTGGATTTTCAAGCAGAGTAATGGATGAGTCTATTCTTCGAAATCAAATCTATCCTCTTCAAAAAAGCAATAATGAAACAACATATGTTCCATCTAGCACAAGTGATTTATATATTCCACTTATTGATGAATCTACCGTAGCCGTTCAAGCATTTCCGCTTTTATCGGAAACATATGTTCCTCCCGTAAAAATAAATCCCAAACCAAGTGATCCTTTCTTTTTTGGAAATTACACTCGGTATCAACTGAAATAGAAATAATTATGTGCGACGACGCGTAACTATTTTTTTATTTTTATTTTTTTTAATCGTTTTTTTCTTTATATTTATTCCCTTTATTGCTCGTTTTGTTTTTTTCTTCATATTTGCTCGTGCATCTACTGAATTTACCATCGCTTGAATTATAAATTGATTTTGCTTTATTTCAGCAAGTGAATAATCATCCGTTAATATTTTACCTTGAAACAGAAATCTTACATTGAATTTTTTATCGGGTTCAATAATTTCATTTATTTTTAAATAATCTAAAAATAATATTTTCAAATCTTCGACGGTTATACCATCCTCAACGGGAATTGAATATTTTGTTTGTTTGTATAATATTGTAATTTGATTTATCATAGTAAGATCATCTTTGCTTTCTTCTACTGCTTGTGTTGCTTCTGTAGCATGTTTGATATCTTCTGGTAGTCCAACATATGCATGAAATAAAGTATACACATCTGTTTCTTTTCCGGGTTGACAATGATCTGACCCTATTCCTCCTGTACCATCTATAAATGATTGAGAAATAATAGATGGTAGTGTTATAGCCTTTTTAATCACAAACATATTTTTTGCATCATCTTCATCGTCCTCATCATCTTCATTAATCATGACTTCCGCATCTTCGAGTGTAATTAAAATTTGCAAACCAAATAATGAGGATAATGAGAAATATTTTGGATCATCGTCTTTATTATTTATATTGCCTTCAGTATAATGTATTATGCGATTTCCAGGACGTATACAACTGTATTTTATATTAGTAGTATCTTCCATCTGTGTTTTTATTGCATCTTTATACGTAAGATAATAATTATTATTTATCATAACAGCAATATTATTAGGATCTTCTTCTAAATGATCTTGTATAACCTTATTGTCTTGATAAATAGTATCAAATCCAGTTTGGCTAACATCAATTGTATATTTTGTTGGAATAGAAGCGACTACCTTTCTTAAATTATTTTTAGACGCTACAGTGAATATATTTGTTTTATTATTATAAAAATGTATACTATTTTTACCAGTTGCAATTATTTCTAAAGCAACATTTTCCATCCCTTTCAAACAAGCAAGCATTAAAGCACTATTACCATCTTTGTCTAGTTCTTCTGTATACCATTCATCACTCTTAATTAGTTCAATAAGTTGTGCTATGTTTGTATTTGCCTCATTTAATTTATCGATAAGTGACATTTTAAACTCCTCTTTTTGTAGCCTAGATAATTTGGATATATCGAGATTTTCAGTTGTAGATTTGTCTTTTGTAGCATTTCGAAAAATGGCATTCTCTAAATTCGCATTTTGTAAATTTGTATTTTGAAATTTAGAATTCGTAAAATTTGCTTCTACTAAACTAGCTCCATCAAAATCACACTTCAAAAATGTACATTTAAAAAAATTGGCTTTATTTAAAATAGCTCCTCTAAAAAAAACAATATTTACATAATCGGTGTATTCAAAATTAGCATCTGTAAAATCGACATCACTTGAATTAGATTTATCAAACTTAGTATTCATACAATTTGCACCATTAAAATGAGTATTTTTAAAATCTTTAATATTTGTAAATATAGCGTTTTCTAAATTTGTTCCAGTAAAATCTGCATCGCGTATTTGAGCACCATCTAATAGAGCGTTTTCTAAATTAGATTGAGTAAAAACTGCCCCGCGTATTACAGCACCATTTAATTCAGCTTTTTTCAAATTGCATTCAATAAAATGAGTACCTTCTAAAAATTCTCCAATAAAATGAGCTTCTTCAAAATCAGATTTAGTAAATTTAGCTCCAGTAAATTCACATCCTTCAAAGTGAGTTTCATTAAAAATAGTTCCATCAAAAATACCCCCTTTAAATCTACATTCATCAAGAGTAGAGTCAGAAAAATTTGCTTTACTTAAAATCGCGTTTTTAAAATTAATTTTTGTATAATGTATTATGATGTCTGGATTTACAAAATTTGCTCCAGTAAAATTGGCGCCATCTAAATTAGCACTATCTAAATTAGCACCATCTAAATTAGCACCTTTTAAGTTCGCATTTTTCAAATTGGCTCGAGTAAAATTAGCACCTTTTAAATTAACACCTTCTAAATTAACACCTTCTAACTTAGCCCCTATAAATTTTGCATTTTCTAGATTACTAGTTACCGCTTTTATGTCAGCATTTATTAAAACAACTTTATTTAATTTTTTATCACCATTTAACTGCCCTATTATATCTTGATCGGTTATTTCAACATACATATATCATATACAAATATATTTATACAACATTTAATACTCATTTATACATACTCGGTATCAACTGAAATAAATTATGTCACAGATAGTATATGTCACTCGAAGAAGATTCTGCAACACGAATCGTCAATCAAATTACATTAGATTGTTTATTAAATAAGGAACAATACGCTAAATATTTAAATTCTAGTGTAAAGAAAACGATGGAATCTAACAAACGCGACCGTAAATTTTATAAAAAGAGAATTATACAAATTACCAAAGATATGTTAGCATGTGATGATATTGAGATTCCTATTACATCCGATATATTATTTGCGTTTGATAATTTTACTCGAACATGCATATCTTATTTTAAAATGATGGATAAAACAGATATTTTGCAAACGGATTATCCGCCATCTACCATAAGTACAACGACAAACCTTTTAGACGTTCCAGATAATGCACATTTGTTAGAAGAATCAAATAGATCTATTATGAGATCCATTAAATTAAGCCCTATTACTATGGATAAATTTGTAAAACGAATATCCACTTCAACATCTTCTGAAAACCCTCCTTTTATTCCTTTGAAACGAGAAGTAAATTTAAAAGATCCCGAGTTAAGGAATAAAGGAATTCGTAAAAAGAAAAATGTCGACACATTGTATGATGCGAACTCTCAAGAAGACACGTCGCAAATATCGCCGTCGAACACAGAAGGCTGGATCAATAACAACAACAACCAACCAACAGAAAACATTTAAACAATTAAAATGTAGCCCCAAACCAGTAGGGAAAAAAGTGCATAGTCCAACTTGTTATTCGATGGATGATTTGATTCGTTTGAAAAATATATGGAATAAACGAAATCCAAATAATCTGGTTAAATCTAGCACCCAATCCGAGATGTGGAATGAATTAAAAATAAAATTTGGAGACACGTGTACAAATGAAAAATGCTGGTACAAACAATTTTCAGATGTCAATGAATTCCAAGGAATGGACAACTTATTTGCACCCACCTCACCTAGTTCATGGAAAGAGAATCCAAATGAATGGTTATCTAGCACAGATATTACTGCGGTGATGCAACAATATATGAAAATATATAAATGTTTCCAATTTTATGGACCCGCCCCAATTGATTTCGATACAGTGGTAAATAAAACATGTGTAGAAGATGAGTTATGCCATTTTAGTCTGAAGAAATTAATTTCCAATGGTAAATTTAAAGTAGGAATTAGTTTTAACACAGATCCACATGACCGTCGAGGAGAACACTGGATTAGTATGTTTGTTAATATTCGAAAAGGTATTGTTTTCTTTTTTGATAGTGGTGGAGAAAAGGCACCCCCACAAGTGATGAAATTAGTCGAACGAATTATTCAACAAGGTAAAGAACTAACACCGCCGATACAGTTTAAATTCGACCAGAATTATCCAAAACAACATCAATATACTACAAGTGAATGCGGAATGTATTCCCTATATTTCATGGTATCTATGTTGGAAGACAAACTAACACAAAAGTATCTGAAAACACATGTTATTACAGATAAACATATGACAAAGTTAAGAAAGATTTACTATAATGAAAATTTATAATAGGATGCAAAATGTTATAATAGTATTTATATATAATTGTATTTTATATATAAAATGATGTCTTTGCCAATAAATGTCATAATGTAATTGTATAATTATATATTGTTATGTCGTGCAAATGATTGTATAATAAATTGATTATCTATACGTGAATATTCTTTGTCAAATCCATGACAACCAAATGATTCATAATTTATAATATCTTGACTACAAAATGCATTGCATATTTCTTTTGATGGATGTGTATATTGTAGAATAGACATGGCATTGCAGAAAAAAACGTCTTCGTAAATTATATATTCATTTAAGAAATAAATTGTTGATAAATTATGTTTTTTTCGATAATCAATAATATCTTTTAAAGATACATTTTTAATACATTGAATCATAACAGATTTAAGTCGAAATGAAAACCCTCCTCCTAAATTATATAAAATACCATTGATACCGGATTTTACATCAACAAATGTATTCCCTACAAAAAATCCATGTTGATAAGTTGGGCCTATAAATCCGTATTCCATCGGAATAATATAATTTTTATTATTTATAAAAGAATCCACTTGAAATATTAAAATGTTTTCTTCATTAATGGATTCCCAAAAACATAAACTTTGTAGCAATAAACTATAAGAAGTTTGATTCAAATCTAACATATTTAAATTGGTGAATGTATAATTTCCTGGCAAATTGGTTTTAATATGTTCTTCATTATTGTCGCTTCCAAAAATATGCAAATTCCAATCATTTCCTAATGAACTCATTACATTTTTAATAACACCAAGTAGATATTTATGTTTTCTTGGCTCAACAATAACAGCAACTTTATTATTTTCATCTTTATTTGTTACTACCAAATATTTTGCCAAAAAATGGTTTAAAAATTGGTCAATCATAATCAATGTTAGTTAAAGTATTTAAATGAATAATTCAATATTTAAATTATGCAAACAACCGTGTCAGATAAAATTATTGGATATAAATATACATTTTTTATAAATGACTGGATGGCATCTAGTTCAATTGGAGTTAATAAAGAATGGGAACCACATATTACAAAATTTACAAAATCATATAATGCTTTATATAATATTCAAAATATAATAGACGTTGGTGCTAATTTTGGATACCACACTTTATTGTTTTCTCAACAATGCAGTAAAAATGTATATGCGTTTGAACCACAAATTCAAAATTTTAAATTACTAGAAGAAAATATAAGAACCAATTCAATAAAAAATGTTATTTTAAGTAATTATGCATGTGGGGACTGCAATTGTGAAATAAAAATGCCAATTTTTTATGGCAATTCTACATTAAATATGGGTGATATTACACCAAATCTAGATTGTATAAACAATAATTATAGTACAACTCAATCTATTTTATTAGATGAAATAAATTTTCCTTCAAAAATAGATTTAATAAAATTGGATGTTCAAGGGTGGGAAAAAAAAGTTTTAATAGGAGCAGTTAAATTATTAAAAACCCATAAACCAACATTAATAGTGGAAGTTGAGCATTTTCAATTAAGTAAAACAAATACTTCATGCAAAGAATTATTTGATTTTATACGAGACCAAAATTATTACATATTTTATTTGCAATATTTATACCCAAGTGACCACATATGTGTTCACAATGACAATTTAGATGAGTTTAAAATTAAATTTAAAGATGTTATATTTTCTCATACTGAAAATAATGGAATAAACTATAATTTAACAAATGGTGTCAATGAAAAAATAGTGATGAATTACAATGAACAATCGGCTTCCACCATTTCTTGAACTAATTCATCAAATGTGCATTCTGTTGTCCATCCTAGTTCAGACCTTACTTTGGAAGAATCTCCTAACAATTCATCGACTTCTGCCAATCGAAAATAATTCTCCGATACAAAAATGAGTTCTCGACCCGTGTTTACATCGTAACCCACTTCATTCAATCCTTCGCCTCGCCAATGAATATCAAACCCTTTTTTAAAAAAGGCTTTCTCCACAAACTCCCGCACACTATGATATTCATTAGTAGACAACACATAATCTTGTGGTTCATTGCATTGGAGCATTAACCACATTCCCTTCACATAATCTTTGGAATGCCCCCAATCACGCAGTGAATCTAGATTTCCCAAAATAAGTATATCTTGAGTTCCTCTTATAATATTGCCAAGTGCTAACGTAATCTTGCGTGTAACAAAATTATGTCCTCGTCGGGGGCTTTCATGGTTGAATAAGATACCCGAACAAGCAAACATTCCATATGCTTCTCGATAATTTTTGGTTATCCAGTGGCCATACAATTTAGCAACTCCATATGGTGACCTTGGATAAAAGGGTGTAGTTTCTGTTTGTGGAGTTTCTACCACCTTGCCATACATTTCCGATGTAGATGCTTGATAGAATCGGATTTTATCCAAAGGGATACTGCTATTTCGCAATGCTTCTAACAAACGCAATACTCCAATGCCATCCACATCGGCGACATATTCTGGCATATCAAAGGAGATTTTCACATGGCTCATTGCCCCCAAATTGTATACTTCAAGGCGTTCCAAGTTGGGAAATGTTTTGGCAATTTCATTCAATATATTCATAATATTAACCGAATCACTTAGATCTCCATATCGTAGATGCAATGATGGATTATTAAATATGTGTTCAATTCTTTGGGTACCGATGTTAGAAGACCTACGAATCATACCCCATACATGGTATTGTTTTTCAATTAAAAGTTCGGTTAAATAAGATCCATCTTGTCCGGTGATTCCAGTAATAAAGGCAACTTTCATATAATTAATATATATGTTGATTGGTTTATATTATTTGTTCTAATATAAAAATATATATTCAAACTATAATAATGAATTCTTTTTTGTCAAGAGAAAATGTGGATATGTTGGTGGAGATTTTGTTAGATGATAAACCGAACAAAACTCAAGGAGATATAAACCAAATTATTCAGGAAATTAATGTATTTCGGAATACTCATTTGAATTCTTCTTCTGTGTCCAATGTTAGTTTGTTAGAATTGAATCAACAATTTCTCAAACGTATGATTTCTCAGAATTTGCAGTCACAAACAACGTATCAGTCACAACCGACTTCGTCTTTACCTAGTCCTAATATGTCTTTGCAGTCGCCTTCGTCTTTACAGTCGCCGTCTAATCAAAATATGTCTTTACAGTTGCCTTCGTCTTTACAGTCGCCTTCGTCTTATCGTAACGAAGACTTAAAAGCCGAACGTCTTGATTTTTTTGATAAACAACTCAATCAAAAGCGACAAGAATTTGAATCAGCCATAACACTTAAGAAACCAACACCCCCCATCTTTGAAGATTCCAAAATGTTAGATAAACCAATTGCTAACATGGAAGAATTAATTGCACAAACGATGGCTCAACGAAACTTTGATATTTCAAGCATTGGTTCACCTCCGTCTAGCGATTGGTTGTCGCCGGTTAGCACATCCGTAAAAGTAGAGAAACAAGAATTAAATGGACTAGAAGAAAAAGAAAAGGAGAAAAAGACTATCTCCTTTGAAGAACCACCAATCACAAATTCTATTTTTGCCAGATTGAAGACAAATAATTCATTAGAGTCCCAAATAGAAATACTAACAAATCGAGTTACTTTGTTAGAAGAACAAATAGCCGAACTTCGAATAAAAAAATAATATTATCTATCTAATAATGTCATATGTATGTCAAATATGTAAATTACTACCTTCTAGTCATTCATTAACAAAAATGACAGAAAAAAAAGGAATCATATATTATTATACATGTCCGTCTCAAGCAATACTGTATTATGATGTACAAGGTATAATAAATCACTATGATGGTGTCTTGAGCGAAATCCCCGCAAACAAGGAATGGGTTTGGATATTTGATAGTTTAGATTTCAGCATTATGCATGCAATGCAGACAAATGTGGCGATTCAATTGGCAAAGTTAATTTCAAGTAAATTTAGTAAAAATCTAAAAAAAATAATAATTATAAATCCAACCTTTTATATTGCAATAACCCATAAAATGATTATCAATTTTTTAAATAATAAAGTAAAAGATCTCATTGAAATAAATTATGAAACAACTCGAGCGGAAGATATATTTTTATAATTGTATAATGTAAATGACAAAACAATTATTTCATAATACATTACTCGTTTCAATTGTTGTTCAGATTGTAACTGGAATCATAGAGGTAGGTGCAATTTTTGTAAAAGTACCAACCATTTATTTGTTAATAAGACAATTATTAATGCTTGAATTAGCAATTCAGTTTGTAGAAGGAATGTTTTATGTTTGGTTATTTTATAATTTGCATACCGTGGTAAATGTTACCCCAAAAAGATATATTGATTGGGCTATTACAACACCCACAATGCTGATTACATTAATGTTATATTTGATTTATTTGAATAAAAAGGTAGAAAATAAAACAAACGAATTAGAGTTTTTTGCACTTATCAAAGAAAATTCAACCGTTTTTATATCTGTTTTATTGTTGAATTGGTTAATGTTACTGTTTGGTTACTTGGGTGAAATGAATATTATTCCTATTTTATATGGAGTATTTTTGGGGTTCATACCATTTGCCATTTATTATTATATGATTTATGTAAATTATGTATCTCAAAACACAAATGGATATTTATTATTTTGGTATTTTTTCATTTTTTGGAGTTTATATGGGGTGGTAGCCGTGTTTCCGTATTATATTAAAAACGCTCTTTACAATCTATTAGATTTGTTTTCAAAGAATTTTTTCGGTCTATTTTTAAGTTATATCATATTTTCTGGCAATTATTAAACCAAAATAAAATTGATTTTCAATCCCATAATCTGTATCTATTTAAATATATAAGAATGCCCGTCTACAATTATAATTACAATTTCAACAGTTTATATATATGTGCATTTTTATTAGTATGTCACATATGTAATTCCAATTTTGAATACATAAATATAATTGTATGTCAATTATATTCATTCGATCAAGTTTCACTTATTATTGCAATAAATGTAGTAGGGCTATATTTGTTTCTTAAAAACATTCAATTTGAATTTAATCTAAAATGTTCTTATTCTAATCAGTAATTTTATGTTTTTGGAATCGCAATTATGATTGCACCTGGACGTCCCGATCTATTTACTCCATCACTTGTTCGTCCACCCGCACCAGACCCATATGTGGTACTCGTCGCACCAATGCCAGAACTTGATCCGTGTCCACCACCACCTACACATAGTTGAGATGGATAAAACTCTTTAATTGCATCAGAAGATGGGATTTTTCCAATACCACCAGCTCCACCAATTCCACTAGACCCATTTCCACCAGGTCCGCCAGCACCACCACCACCTCCTCCAGACCTATTAGTACCAGAAACAGGAGTTCCGCCATTATTTCCGGGAGGGTTACCACTTCCAGGTAAATCTTTACCGCTTTCATTAGCTCCACCTCCACCACCAGAGCTACCATTAATTCCATTAGAACCAGATTGCCGAGTTGCATCTCCTCCATATCCAGCCGTTACATTTAACAAAGTTGATGTGATAGTTGACGTTTTATACGAACCTCCCGCTGTAAAATTAAAACTTACATCATTTGAAATATTAATAGAACCTTCATAATACGCACCTGCACCACCTCCACCAGTACTTGCAGAACCACCTGAACCAATATATACATACCCCCCCCCCCCTACACAAACATATTCAATTGTCTTAGTAGTATTTTTAGCTTTAAATGATGCAAAAACCGATTTATCATTCGTAGTTTTTCCCACACCGGTTCCACTTTGTCCAACAATCGTATACACATCATACAATCCATCACTCGTTATTTGTTTAAAAAACTGGGCATCTGTAGTAATATTAAATGTAACTGAAAACTCTTTTGAAGAGGTAGAAATAATATTGTTTTGCATTGAATTTAAACAATTCATTGTATATATTCATGAAATTTATTTAAATGATAAATCAATATAAAAATGAATCTAAAATGTTCTACCTAAAATAAAGATACTTTATTATTTTTTTGTGTTTCTTTTTTTGCTTTTTATGTTTCTTTTTTTGCTTTTTGCTTTACTTTTATGTTTTGATTTTATTTTTCGACCCGTTTTTAGATGTCCTCCTTTTTTGCATAAATTTGCTAATTTTTGAAATTTGATAGTTGCATCTTTAATGCACCCATTGTTTTTATCTGGATGAAATATGAGAGATTGTTTTTAAATTCTGCTCCATAGTTTTAGATGGACAATCTTTTTCTATTTTTTCAATGTCCTTGTTACTATTCTTGTATTAATTCTATTTCGGCTTGATGTATTCGGTTTTGTCATAACACGACGTTTTGTAACGCGTAACTTTGGCTGTCGTCTCTTGGGATTATTTTTTTGTTTCTTGGACTTTCTTCCCCCCGCTTGCGATGGTCGGTAGAACTTCAGTCGTTCGTACGTATCGAGTTTTTTTTGTATTTTTGGGTCAATAATTTCTTCACGAGTCCGTCTATAAAATGTCTCGTTAAACCCATCCGTTTCATCATATATAGCAGATATAGATGCATTTTCTTCACCCCATCCTTTTGTTAGTAATGCTTCCACACCAATTACGCAATTTTGATCTACTTGTTGTTTTCTTCTTAATTCTATATAATTTTGGGCAGCATCTATTAAAAGTGATTGTTGTCGAATCAAACCAGTCAAAGTTTCATCATCTATTTGTTCAATTAGTTCGTGCTGATCTTGTGGTAATGCAAAAAAAAGACATTGTTCTTTTTTTAAAAAATGATAAAACGCCTCATTATCTTTTTTTACTTGATTGTTTAACTTAAATATCTCTGGGTGTTTCTCGTAGAAATCTGCGTTATCCATAAGAGTATCACTGTTCACGTTCTTAGGAGCACAGTATTTAATAGCTGCCTCTTTGGACAAAGTTTTAATAAACTCCAACACCGCATCTCCTTTTTTTTTGAGTCTTGTTGGTACATCTCAGTCATATATTCTAATCAGTGAAAATAATTAAATCCGCCATATTTTTCGTCTGTTGGGCTCGTTTGAAGCTCGCCACGGTATAAATAATTCCACTACTCTTTTGTCTAACTAATTTCATCCCGTCTGCTTTTCTTGTGATTTCTTCAAAATCTTTTAAATTGATGACATCTACATTCTGCTTATATACTTCATCTGACACATCATTGGCAATATCCGGCAAGTAAGAGAAAGCAGTCGGGTCATTCAAGTTGCCAAACGAGAGACATGTTAGATTCTCTTTTCCACTTGAGTTGACATGAGTTGCACAATCAATCGACGCTTCTTTTACTGCATGTAACAATTTTGTATTTAAGTGTTCTTTAATGCATGCAATCTCATACAATGTTTCATCCGAAGTGAAATATCGAGTATTATCCAATTTACTGGTATCAAATCGGCGAAGCATCTCGGAAGACATATATTGTGCCTCTGTTAGAACAGCTAAATATAGAAATACGGTTACGGTTTGCTTTTCAAGTGGCAAACTTTGGTGACTACAAATGCGTCGTGCGCGCCCAACGACCTGTTCTAATCTCACATTGTTCCAGTAAGGATCTATCAAATGGACAAATCGAGTATTGAACAAATTGATACCCTCCGATCCGGCAGCAGTAATCATGAGTACTTTAATATGTTGTCCCATATTGTTAGTATCTGCGGTTTGTTTAAGAACATCACTGATTGTTTTGGGAACATTTTTCCATGAACCATTGTATATATTTCGTAGAATTTCACGTTCCTCGGTTCCTTCTGTGCCGGTATAAAGGGCATATTTGGGTTTTTCCATATCTTCGGGAGCAATATTGAGAACCCAATTTCGACTTACTTTTTTAATTTTAAATTGAGCAAATCCATTTGCTTTCAATACGCGAGAGAACATTTCAATTCCTTCGTATGTGCGGAATTGACTATATATCAAATGTAGACCATCATTTTGTTCGGATTGAATGTTTTGCAATGCGGCTAACATCTTGGGACTATTGGATGCAAGGGCTTCTCCTCGTAATTCGTCCTCTGGGATGCTGTTCATTAATTGACGCAATGATTGTTTATATTCATCGGCTTCTTCTGGAATACCTTCAACTATTTCCTCTTGCAACGGAATATCCACTTCATCTTGGCCTTGATCTTCTTCTTCTACATTAGGTTCACCTTCTTTTTTGTGTGGTTTTGGTCTAACAAATCCAGCGGGAGTTGCAAAATTGCATATTAATCTGGAATAAATCTTGAAAGTAGAACTAGATTCTTTTAACAATTCTTTATTTAAATCCTTCGGGGCTAATTGATTTTTCGCGGGTTTTTTCTTTCCCTTTGTTTTGGACTCTTCTTCTCTTTCATCGATTCGTTCTGGTTCATATTTAGAGAATTGGTAATCGCTCATAGGAACTCGTACTATGTTGAAATCAGTTGCCTTGTCATATCGAGGTAATAATTCTTCTTGGGCACTTCGGAAATAAGAGGTAAGGCCAACAATGCGTTTTTTGAATTTCAATGGATTTTTGAATTCATACATGTTGTTTTCTTGACTTTGAATAAATTCGGCAATAAAGTCTTCTAATGAATCGGGCAATGCAGTAAATGTATTTATATGATGTTCGTTTACTGCAATATCGTAACGTTGTAATATATCTTTTACTCTGTTGGGTAATTGACGTTCCCCCAAGTGTTCAGAATCACGATTATAGACAACTCCTTGGTTGTTAGGTAGTGTTTCATACCCAAATGGATTAGTAGTGATTGTTAGTGTCTTTTGATTGTATTCAATGTAATCTAACATAGTGAGTTCAGATAAATGTCTTTTCAACGTATCGATTGTAACGGGTATAGTAGAAGATAAGGTGAATACATGTGTTTTAATGTATCCTCTTAAGATATTAAATAAAACCGCAATTTCATTTGGATAATTAATAATGGGGGTCCCAGATAAAAGAACAATCCTTGCATTTGTTGCAGACATTAAATCTTTGTAAATGTTAATTGCCATAGGAACTAATTCACGACTTTTCTTTTTAATGGTTTGTTTTACTGCATAAAATGAATTCAGTTGATTCACAATTCGACTTACCAAATTGTGGGCTTCATCGATAATAACTACTTTGTCATCAAATGGATTTTTGGTAGAACTCATTTCCAAATATTTTTTGGTGGTAATTCCATTGTAATTAATAAAGTTATATTTCACCTTAATCATTTCGTCTAATTGATTATTCAAACTGGCTTGATTAATAAAGTCATAATTGCTTCGTTTTGTAACATCTACTACCCATGCACCTCTATTTGCATCGATATATTCTACTGGAAGTTGTAAAATACTAGACAATGTATCTCTTAATTTTATATCTCCATCAACTTCAATCCACTCCCAGAACTGTTGTTTTTTGTAATATTCATCTCCACATTTTTTCAGTTCTTCTATAAAATTGGGATTTAATGAAGCGGGTGTCATCACTACCACGTTTTTGTCCGTTTTTAATCCTTCTGCAATAGCAATAGAACTGCATGTTTTCCCCGCACCAAGACCATGATACAATAGTAATCCTCTATATGGGTTATACAAATTCATGTAATCTCGAATAATTTGCTGGTGAGTGAGTAAAGACAAGCTTGAATCCGCACGCTGTAGATCTTCGCATGTGACATTTTGTTTTATGTCTAACCCAGCATCTCGGTATTCTTTAAACATTTGATTTGTTAGATTAATAAACATTTTGCGATTATTCATATACATTGGGTGAACTCCCATTTTAATTATTTTGTTAGGAGGAAGACGTTGTTGAAGAGGAGTGCTTCCAAATCGAGCATATTTAGCGGGAGAAATATTGGCAATTGATTTGTCACCAATCTTTATTTTTCGTGTTGCTTGTTTTGTTGGGTTTGGTTCTCGGTCCTTCTTGGTTTTTGTTTTTGGTTTGATAGGAATAACTTCTTCTTCTTGTTCTTCTTCAACTTGAAGTGGAACATCCGGAACTTCAACTGGAACTTCAACTTCAACTTCAACATCAGTTGGCTTTAATACTGGTTTTTGAACCAATGGTTTAATTCCCGGAACAACTTTTGCAGGAAATCGGTATGTTTGATCTATTTGAGAATATAGAAAAGACCATTCATCTGTTGCATCTCTTCGAGGATATGTTAGTTTCCTATAATCATATTGTTCTAACAAAGTATACACAGTTGGATATATTCCAGAAAACTTGCGATACATTTCTTCTACTGCATTGGTCATTTGTTTCCATACCGCATAATATACTTGTTCGCATTGTTTTGTTAGTATAGGATTAATAGTATCAATCACCGACAATACAAAGACATTTGCTTTATTACTAACATAATGTAAGAATTCGTCATACTCTTGAATGCTCTCCGTACCAATACACATAATAATGCATACTCCCTTTTTAGACAATAATGTATTTTGAAAAGTAGGGAATGTTTTACGAATAAACAAACATTTGTTAGTACGAATAGATTCTACATCTTCATCTAACAAACGATTAAATATAGTTGGATGTTTGGAAACCACATTTGGCAACCACTTTACATAGTGAACACATCCTTCTTTAAAACGATACGATGGATCAAACGTTTTCAATGCATTTAAAAAGAATAACTCGTCCGGCGCAGAAGGTGATTTCTTGGAAATACCATTAATAGTTTGAAAAATAGAATTATATTCGGATTCTCGAGTTAAAAGTAATTCTACATCTACACGACGCATTGCCCACCATTGAGATGTTTTATTAATGCTTTCATCCATCACATTAAAAATAGAAAGAGTTTGTTCACTTAAGTATTTGGCAAAAGTAGGAAAAGATAATAAAGGGACACTATCCTCTGAGCATAAAACAAACCATTGATTTGTAGTTTTTTTCATAGCTTCTTTTAGTAAAAGAATCGTTGCACTAACAATGCTATTATTGTTCCATTCTGTTTCAATCAGTGTTGGAATAACATAAGGTCGATATGTAGCGGATACTTCTTCTTTCATTTTAGGATGAATATATACGTTGCTACTTTGAATGTAAGGTGCCCATGCTTCACCGTGAACAATAGAGCGATATGTTAGAAAACAAAAAGCAATATTTTTCGGTTTTTGAACCGCAATACGAACCGGCTGTTTCTTGGCTTGCACATTTTCAATCAATTCAAGAGGAACTTCAAAATCAGATTGTTTTACCTTTTTAATTATAACGGGGACATGTTGTTTAGCTTCTGCTTCATCTTTTTTTTTAAACAAATCTGGTCTTAATGCTTTTAATTTATCCATTTTCTCTTATATAGTTCAAATATAAATTTATTGTTATGATTACTATTCAATGTCATTATCTTCATTTTCGTATTGTTCTATTATTTGAATTGCATTGAAACATGCATTTTGTTCTGCTTTTCGTTTGATTTTGTGTTTTCCATTTCCTAAAAATAAAAATATTGTATTATTTTCTGCCAAGCGGGCATGAACATTCTTAAATGTTTTAAAATCTTCAAATGGGATTGAATGTGCATGTGTTAGGTTATGAATTGATTGTCCTAAACACAAATAAACCCCCATGTTATACCCTTCTTCAGGGTCAACCATTGTTACTTCCATATAGTGCGGTGTTACTTTGAACTCTTTTTGTATCTTGACTTGAAGTATGTTCTTGTAATTATCGTCATTTTGAACTAACTCGACCCAATCAATGTGTTTTTCAAATACATTTTCAATAAATTTTTGGGCAAATTGAAACCCGGGTCCCGTAGTGAAAACAGATGAAAACCAGTTATGCTCATCATGGACTTCTATTTTATTTAAATCTAAAAAAATAGCCCCTACAAAGGCCTCAAATAAACACCCAAGTCGTTTCATATTGGTGCGAATCTTTTTCTCTTCCGCATGTTTGGAGAGCAATAACCATTTATGAAGACCCATTTCATATGCAATCTTACCAATGGCTTCATTCTTTACAATGGCAATCTTTTTTTCTGTCATAAATCCTTCATTTTCTTTAGGAAATCGCTTATACAAAATATATTTTGTGACTAACTCAACGACTCCATCTCCCAAAAATTCCATTCGTTCGTTTGATTTTGTTTTGAGAGGTAAACAATTGTCTGGCATTGTTGCAATCGTAATATTTTGTGAAGTGTTTTCGGCCAATGGTCGTTTTAAATATGACTTGTGGACAAATGCACGTTTATATAACTTTTCGTTATGGACTACAATTGGTAAATTATATTTAGCAAGAATAGATTGAACATCGCTCAATGTAATCTCAACATTTAATGGATTGTATGGATTAAAAACTAATCCAGTTTCAGTATAAATAATGTCGTCAGTGCTCATTTAGTTAATTATATTTGTAGAGTTATATTTAATTGACTATTTATATATATTTTTTTATAATAATAGTATATAAAATGGCAACAATGCATGGAAGAGCTAGATCTGTAAATCGTTTAGTGAATAGAACTAATGTATGTGGAGGAATTAACAAAAGCGGACTTCCGTCTAAGATTGGAGCTGTTTCAAACAGAATTGTGTTGTCTTGCAGCAAAACATGTCAAGTTATTCCCAAGACATGTGAGCCAAAGAAGAGCATTCACTTTGTTTACCGTGCTGGTCGCAAGTACCTTGGTTAAAACAATATTGTAATTGTAATGGTGTATATGTTTATCAAGATGCAATAGCTGTTAAACAATATTGTAAAATAGTTTAATAATTGTGTATCAAACTATTTAATGAAACTTAAACTAAAAATCGATGTAAGAGAAGGTGATTTATTTACATGCTGTAAAATGATTATAGATAGACATACAATGAAAGATTTGATTGAACTAACAAGTGTACCTCTACCAATTGGGGATATTATTATTTCAGATGCAATAACAGATGAAGACAAAGTGATTGTTGAACGAAAAACACTGGTAGATTTAGCCGCAAGTATTAAAGATGGACGATATGCCGAACAATCGTATCGTTTGAATGGATTGAATCATCCAAATCACAATATCATTTATTTGATTGAGGGCGATCTAACAAAATTGTCTATTTTTAAATCAAAACTAGATAAGCAAACATTGTATTCGTCGATGTTCTCTATTAATTATTATAAGGGATTTTCTTTAATGCGTAGCAATACTTTAGAAGAATCTGCCACTATTTTGTGCAATATGTTATTTAAATTAATTAAAAGTGAAGATAAACAACCATATTATAAACAACAACAGCAACAACAACAGCAACAACAAGTATCCATCGAAGAAGTCAATGATTATTGTTCCGTTGTAAAAAGAGTGAAAAAGGAAAATGTTACTAAAGAAAATATAAGCAACATAATGCTCTGTCAAATACCTAGCATTAGTGATGTAACGGCGACGGCTATTTTCAAAAAGTTTAATACAATGTCTGACCTTATTGTGGCCATTCGTGAAGACCCCACTTGTCTGAATGACATCAAAACTACTATGGCCAATGGAAAATCTCGAAAAATAAGCAAAGCATGCATAAAAAATATTATTGATTTTTTATAATATTTGATATGTGTATGAAATATAAAATTCCTAATAATGTTCGCATGGTAGGAGTATCTTTGTTAGTGTTAGTTGCCATATATGGTATATTATCTGTTTTAATCAAAACACAAGAAGGATTATCTGATGGAGCTGGAAATGCAAATGCAGGAGTGATTAAAACAACCAATGCAAATACAACTAGCACAACTACCGCTTTAGCCAAATTGCCTGCTAGTGGCAACGCATACATTGATTTACTCAATAGTTATAAAAATTTGAAAATAGCCAATGGAATTAGTGAATTGGTTACTGCAAAAGCGACTACTAAACTAACAACTATTTCAGATTATGATCAAGCAATCGATTACTTAAAAACATTGAATAGTGTTAATATGGATGAACCCGCGGATATTACGGCAACTATTACGGCAAATAATAATGCTACATCTGCTGTTTTAGATAAATTAGCGGCAGACAATCAAGCTTACATTGATTTGTTAACTAGTTATAAAAATTTAAAAATGGCAAATGGAATACTCGATGTATCTACCGCTGCGTCCCCGGTACTTCCTATTTCTGATTGTGATCATGTCATTAGTTATTTGAATGAATTAAGTGGACCTGGGATTGAAACAAAAACTGCCGCTTCATTAGATGTTCCAACAACTCCTACCATTTCTTTAATAAAAAAGAATTAGTTGTATAATTAGTAAATTATAATATTTTTAATAATTATGCAAACAACTATTGGAATTGTTATATGTCTAATTGTTATCATTGTTTTTTCAATTAGCTATATGAATATTTCAGAGGGACTAACAACTGCACCCGCAACGACTGCAACCACAAGAACAAGTCCAACTGGTGAGATTCCTCTTACAACGGTAGTTGAAAATGCCGAAAAGGCTGCAACTGCTAAAGAGACGACGATTGGTCTTTCTCAAAATAAGAACGACTATGCAGAGCAAATTAACCATTTGTTAGATTACTATGATAATCGAACTATATTTGATATTGCCAATGCAAAACAAGATAAAAATGGGGATTATGATTTATCAAGCATTGTGAAATATAAAGATATTAAAGATGCACTTATTCAGTCGCTTGAATATATTAATGGTTATTAGATTTATTTCTTTTTGTTTTTGTTTTCTTTTTTTTAGGTTTTCTTTTTTTTGTATTTTGGTTTGTTTTTTTAGGTTTTCTTTTTGGTTTCTTTTTTAAACCAAATCCAAACACATTATCGTCAACCTCTTCCGCAGATAGACCCGCTAAAAAATCATCTAAAGTTTTTTCATCATCTACATTACTATCTACTATCTTAAACAATTCACCATATGCAGAATCTGGATTACTGCCTCTGCAAAAAACACAGTATATAATAGATTTTGCGGATGGACCATTTTTTTGTTTTTCATCTTTACTTATTTGTTGACAACATTCATGTAGATCTACACTTTCATTGAAAGGAAAAATTTGTTGAAATGGATTTATGTGAAATTCAGAAAAAACTTCATTTTTGATTATTGATATTCCATCTAATGTCTTTGGAGTAAATGTTATATAATGGTTTGGACATACTTCATCACCATTATATATATGTCCGTCTTCTCGCATTTCTCGCATTTCTGATATAGCACTTTTTAAACCAACATAATTATCTGGAACTATACACTGTTCATCTTTTTTTGCAAAAAAAATAATGGTTACATTTTTTGGTACAATAAAAGATCCACCTGGTAGACTTGAATGACCACATATAATAAATTCATGTTTCATACTATTACAACATATTTTTAATTTTAAACTTCACTTCCTTTGTATTTACCGGATTTAATTGATTTTTCTGTATAATCTTCTCCGCCCCAATTTGTATCCATTGGATCATCACTTAATGTTTTAAATTCGGGAATGGGGCATGGTGTTAAATCGGCTGGAAATTCTATTTTAGGAGTGAGTTTGTTATGGACACTATTTCCATTTGCGTCTGTTTTAGAAGAACTTGATATACCTGTAAATAATTCCCATAATGAATAATTTATGGATGTATGGGGATCTGCACCCGAAACATCAATCGTCGGTTTTCCACACGTAGACTCATTGATTATTGCTGTATTTGGTTTATCAGAAGATAAATACGGCGGAGATGTTGGTGGAAGTCCACCTTTTTGATCATTCACCGAGGGTCTCATTTTATAAACCTTATTTCCTTGGGCATCATATGTTTTTTGAACAAATAAAACAGGACATTTGATTCCAACTGTCTTTTGCCATTTTAGAAACTCATGATAATCTTCTAACGTATTGAATTCAAGTGGATTGACACCTGGAACTCTTTCAATGTTGGAATTTAATAAGAAATATTTAGATCCAACTTGAATTAATATGTTAGGACATCGACTTGTTTTTTCATAAGATGCATATTTTGCGTAAAAATGCAATCCGCCTAAAAAGATGATTACTCCAAGAATAAATCCAATTATAAACTGGATAACTAACATATAATACGATAGGATTTTATTTCAGACAATTATTTTCTATTTATAATATATGCAATTTTTACACGTAACAAATTCAGAAAAAGATCTTGAAAAAGTTAACAAATACATCAATGATGGAAAACATGTTTTTTTGTTTATTCATTCAGAATCATGTGGCCACTGCATTCATGCATTCCCTTTTTGGAAACAACTTAAAAATCGACTTGCTAACAAAAAGAGGCCGGATGTGTTAGTTGCAGATATCAATGCAAAAGTATCATCTGGTCTTAGTTCAAAGGTAGGTGAAATAAGTGGATATCCCACAATTAAATATATTCATGGAAAAAAGACGAATGAATTTAATCAAGAACGCACCACTGATTTATTTATGAATTGGATTGAAACAAATATTGGGAATGCTGTGTCAATTGCAAATAAAACTCGAAAAGGACAAACTGGTGGAAAACGTAAACGTAGTAACCGTAAACGTAGTAATCGAAAACGAACTATTCGTAAAAATTGAATCACATTAGAATGCAAATAATTGCATATAAAAACAAACAAGAGTATCATTTGTTAGTACCACATTTAGAACAATTTAGATTGGCTTATTTATAGGAGTTAGAACCCGATTAATTGTTCTGCTTCAAAATCATGATGACATGTTAAAACTGGAATGTAAATTGAACAATATTGTGGATTTTCTCTAATAAAACCATATATATTATCTAACATATTTGCATCTGATGCTAGAGAGATTCCAATTGGTTCAAAGTGTGTAAAATAATAAAATGGAATTATATCCATTCTAAAAGAAAAAGAAGAATGAATTGTTCTTGAAGATAATGGCATTCTGTTATTTGGATAAATCTCATTTACTTCATTATGCATTGGAAGAAACTTATCTTTGTAGGTGGATTGTGTATTAGCAAATATACAATTTGGATATTTTGAATATACTTTATCTAATTCAGATAAATGATTTGATAACCAAAAATCATCATCATCTAAATGACAATAATATTTATATCCATTATCGCGGCCATATTTTACTCCAATATTTGTTGAATTTGCCCCGGCACAGCACCATAAATTCCATCTGTCTTGAATGTATTCTCTTTCAACTTTATTGTTCTTAATATATATAATTTTATTGTCAACCAATTTATCTTTGAAATCTGAAATTATTTCTAATAATTCATTTTCTGGCTCGTATTTATCTCCGACAATAATCAAATCCCAATTGGTATATAATTGATTTATAATGCTTTCAATTGATTTTTTTAAATACATGGGAGTTTTTCCATTTTTTCTACAATATGTAGCCATAACAATGCAATATTTATTAACATTCTTTTTTTGCAATATATATTCATTCAACATACTCATGTTTGATAAATCATGTGCTTTATGAATATTAGGAAATGTTCCTATTACTGAATATTCAGATTTATCAATATTTGTAACAATGCTGTCAACCGCAAATTTAACTTCTGGTGAATAAACCGAATCAAAATAATCATCAAAAATAATATATCCACCCGGATTTACAAAATCTTTAAATATATTAAAATCAGATATTACTGCATCAAAACGATGGTCTCCATCTATAAATAATATATCTGTTTTAAAATTAATTGATTTCAAGTAAGAAATAAAATGAAAATCTGTTGAAAATTTTTTGTGAATGTTAACTTTGTAATTATGTATATTAAATTGTTCAACATTTTTGCTTACAATATCTTCTTGATTTTGAACTACATGCAATGGGTCAATGCAATTAATTTCAGTTTCATAATCATGTTGAAGCATTAATGATAATGAACCTCCACAATACGTACCAATTTCTGTATATATTTTTTTTTCTTTTCCTAATAAAGTTCGAATATCATATAATATATGATAATGATGATGAAATGTATTTCCACTCATTTTATTTGATATTTTTGAAACAATATTAACTGAATCAGAGTTTTCAATTATTTTTTTTAATTCCATATACAATAATAAGAATTTTATATACATATGTTAACGCGAGCATTTTATCTGTATTTGAATCTATTTTTTACTAACAAATGTAAAACAAAAATGCTCAAAATGCCCACCGATGTTAAAAACATTTGTGATACATAATCATGCTTTATTTCTGAAAAAAGTAATTCACTTCTGTTAGAGAATCCTTGTTTACCATTGCATTTTACATTAGTTACTGGATTTACGTAATTTGTATAAGAACATGGATCAATATCAGTCGCATCCGTTAACGTGATATAATTGGTTTCAGAAATAGTATTATAACTAGTGTCTATGACATTCAATGTTACTTGAATACAATCTGGAGAATCGGAATTCATAATAGATTTGGATATTTTCTCGGGATCAATTGCACTTAATCCACTCATCATTCCGGGGATAAGTCCTCTAAATTCAGGCAAATTTGCGCCGGGGGCGGCATCAATACCTCCTTTGGGAATATTGTCTACATAAATAGAACGGGGAACGGAAATGCCATTTATATTGCATGTTGCATTCGTTTTTACAAAGAATTGACTACCAAGAGGTCCCTTGCTAGATGATCTACTTGCTCGACTTGGACCATCTACTAACAAATCAACATATGAAATTAGACCATTAATATTTCTTTCAAGAGTTTTAAGATTTCCCGCATCAGACATACCCAATTCAGATGGTGCTTTAATTGCTTTAATATATGAATAATTTGTGTTAGAACGAGAGGCGGTTGGATCCGTTGCTGGATTAGTTGCCGGAGTGGATGTCATATTATTCTATTATACTAAAATATAAATATTTATTAACCTTTTTACATTTTTTTTGCAGATAATTGTATAGGCGGTTGCATTGGTATAGGAACATACTCGTCTCCACCTTTTTTAGTAAAGGAACGAATAGAGTCCTTTATCTTTCCTATATTTTTTAACACTTTTTTAGCATTGCCATCTAATCCGCTAGTCGCAATTTTAGTAACTGCTCCACCGACTTTATTAGCCACTTTTGAAATAGATTTTTTAATATTAATTTTAGGTTTTTTTTTAAATCCCTCATTTACGGGAATTAGAAGTATCCAAACCAATCCGATAATAAGTATCCAAATAAAGATTCGCATACAATAATGCAATAAAATATTATTTATAACAAATAATAATATTTTGTTAGTGTATCATGTCAACTGCCTTCTATCCTCTAGGAATGATATCTTATTCAAACCGAGCCAATCGAGAAGGATACGTCTCTTGGAAAGGATCTGGAGATTATGCAAACCCAACATCACTTACCGCTGGAAATATTAGACCATTAACAAATAATGACCCAACAAATGATACTGTATACAGTCACGGTATTCCTAGACCTATTAAACATTATCGAAAGGGGTTTTTAGCAGACCCATCCAGACATTCGGGTACCCATGTTTCTATTTCACAAGCAATGGAAACGCCCGGTTCATTTGTTCAATCTGTAGATTGCAATGAATCTTTTGGAAATACATTGGTATCAGAGTGGTCTCCTATTGTTAATCTAACACATAAACCACAACCGGACAAACAACATTGCATTGGGAATGAAGCTAAAAAAGCTTTGAACCGAGTTCGATCTGCCAATACTATTTTAAAACCAAATTATTATCAAACGTCGGCTGAATTATTGTATAATCGTGGTTCAACATTTGACCAAGCGGAAAGTCATTATCGTCCGCATGAGTGTGACACAAAATGTGAAAATCAATTTGTATACAAACCAAGTAATGCTCGATTTGCTCAACAAGGAGCTGTCTCAAGTAGCACACGATTGTTAGATATACAACGAAGTGCCATGAATGCGGGATCTAACAAAACAAAGAAAGCACCGTGTGTTCAATATAGAAGAACGAGAATTTAAAGTGTAAATAAAGTGCAACGACATAACAATGACTTATTAAATATCTTCCGCATTTAAAAAGACATTTGTTTTATCCATTTTATTGTATGCAATTTTGTATTTATCACACCACAATGTCCATTTTTGAAAGTTATTCTTTTTAATAGAATCTAGTTTTACTTGTTTATTTTTGCTGAAAAAACAATTTAGAACTTGATCATATGCATCCATTTGTTTGTGTCCGTTTACAGATATAAATTCTTCTATTTTTCCTATAAAAAAAGGAGGAACTATAATAGAAGTTAAATCAATCGAATCTAATGCAACCGTTTCTATATAAGAAGTTGAAACAATGAATAATTTATTTGATAAAATGTTAGAAATAGCAGGTTTTACAAAATGTGTTTTTTCAAATATCATACTTATAATGTATAATATTTTAACCATATCCATATCTATCAACATAGATAACTGTATAATTAAACATCCCGCATTTTTCAATGATTCGCGAATTGTCTGTAAAATGTGATGAATATGTTCTTCATTATTACATGACATAACTAACAAATCACAATCAACTAACATACTTGAAACTTCAATTAAAGGATTTGAATGAAACAATTGTTCTACGACATTCTCCGAAATTCCAACTTGACAAATAGTTTGAATGTTTGTTTTGTATATTCCAAATGCAGATAATAGTTCGTGCAATTCATAAAATAAGATGGAGTATGTTGGGTTAGTAAAAAAAATACATTCTGAAATATTAAAAGTGTTTAAAATATTTGTTAGTTCATCGGATGATTCCAATGATTGAATCTTTATTATGGTATCATTAATTGCTTGTCGATATGTAGTGAGTATATTTATGCTTTGGGTGGTATGTTCACTTGTTAGGAGTAATCCATTTGGTTTGGGTATGTACAATGCATTCATTAATTAATGTAACTATTATATATTTAAATCATTCGAATATGATTATGGTTCTGGTTCTGGTTCTGGTTCTTTATCTTTTTTGCTTTTTCTTGTTTTAGTTGGAGCTTTTACTTCTTCTTCTTCTGGGAGTGCCTTTTTGGCCACTCTCTTTTTTTTCATTGGTTCTTCAACTTCTTTTTCTTTTTCAACAATTGGTACTGGTTCTTCTATAGCTATTTTTTTAGTAGTTGCTCTCTTTTTCTTAACCAATGGAAAGTCGGTTACCACTTCTTGTTCTTGTTCTTCAATAACTACTTTTTTAGTTACTCTCTTTTTCTTAACGGGTTCTACTTGTATAATTGGCTGTGGCTGAATTTCTTTTCCTTCTTCAAGTTCTTCAATTATATCCACATTGTCCATTGATTTCAATACAATCTTGTTCTGCAATGGCATAACATCTATTGGTCCAATATTTTCTTTTAACTCTTCTACTTCAGACTTATCCATTAAAGATGGTTCTGCTTGAGAAGGATTTACAAAGGAATTGTATACAGATTCCGCATTCACTACCAAGACCTTTTTAAACACAAAATATCGATTTAGGAATGATATGTATTTTTCAGATTCAGACATTTGGATTGCATCAACATATTCCGAACTGGGACTATTTCGCATTGAAACAAACATTGTTTGAAACATCCCATCTGATTGAGACATGGGTAAATTCAATTGTTTGCATTCCAATTTGGATAATAATTCAAATCCATACAAGCTGGCAATTTTGGTTAAATATCGGAAATGAACCAAATATTCTGGCAAATATTGATTAATTGAATCTTGATATACCATAATTTGTTTTCCAAGACATGTCTCATCTTCGGAAAATTCCTCCGTGTCGTACTTCTTAATTATTTCACACATCAAATGTTGATTATCGTATACGCGCAATCCTTCATCAAACATATACCTTCTCAATTCATGCATCAAAACTTGTCCATCATAGCATGTTCCAATAAAATATCCATTGGTTGAAGTACATTCAGATACATTTCGCATAAATCCATGAAGTGTCTCCACACTTTTAAAGAAGTAATGCATTGCAAATTGACATGAAGATACATTGAATCCATCCGTTCCAATACCGTAAGCATCGTATATTCCCATATGTGTTTTAAATCTGTCCTTCTCTGATTGACCAAATACAGAACGAATCACTTCTTTATACATATCATCTTCTATGGCAGATCCATTTCGAATATTTTTAGAACAATCCCCATTGACAAATAATGCTTTGGGCATGACGGAAAATCGTTTTGAATGATTTAAATAACGAGCATATATACCATCGGTTCTATTTTCAATATTATCTTTGGAATAATCAATACCTAGAACAAATGACAATTTTTTACTAGTCCATTTGGGAATATCGCCCCCTTTTCCACACCCGTAATCAATTAATGTATCGCCTTCTTTTGAAACACATGATATCAATGTTTTTTTCACAAACATGTTGTGAAATTGACGCAATCGTTCTGTATGGGATTTTTTGGTAGAACCATTGTAATACACATCCACTGACACTTCTTCTGTTTTCACGGGTTCTTGTCCACACAACATTTCACGTGTAATTGGATTATGTATTGAATGCCAATTTGAATTTGCAGTATGATATGCATTCCCAAATACATTGTGATATTGACGATATTTGGCCGTTTTATCATATCGGTTTCGAATAGGAATCCAACACTGTTGAATTGGGATGCCATTTTCATACTTATTCTTATCAAAACGGAACTCAACAATCGTGTCATTTTCTACAATATCATTGTCTTCTGTCATTAAATTCAATGTTTGGCCATCTGATTTCATGGTAAGGTGACAAATTCCCGCAGAATAATTTGATGGATTTGTTGGAACAAATTGAACAGGTTTGTATTTTTTGTCTTCATCTGAGGCATCTTCTGCTTTAGATCTTTCACGCAATTTATCAATGACATCAATGACAGGATTCAAATATCCGTGATCTTTTTCACTGTATCCACACTGAAGAATGAGTGTTTTATGAAAGGAGGCAACTTGATCCATAAAAGTTGGAGTCACAATGTCATTATTTGCACTGTCCTTTTTAATTTGAACTAAGAAATCAATTGTATTGTATTCGCTTGGCTTCCATTTAAATGAATGTTTCCATGTAGTCAAACGCAAAGGACCCGCTGATTCTTGCGCATTTGCACCAACTCCGAATGTTTTATGTGTAAATATTAACCCATCTACATTATATTCATACCCTGCAGATTCAGTTAACACTGTTTGACAATCCGCAAACATGTTGGATGAACTTATAAATGTTTTCACTACAATAGAAACATGAGATGACCCAACTCCTCGAAACAATTCGGGGACAAGTCCACCCACTACTAAATTCAATATTTGGAGACGAGTTTTTTGTTTTGGGTCGCTCAACATAAATGGTTGGTTTCGAATGTCTTTTCCCTTCAAAAAGTAGATATCGAAAGATGCATACCGATTAATGAAATCGCCATTTTTGTCCATTTTAATCAACTCACCATCTAAAATAGTGTGAAAATATTTGCTGTCCGTCGTTTGAATTCCCGTAAATGTAACCTCCATGTTTGTACTAATTAAATAGATTTTGCCAGTGGAAGATATAAACAACAAATGTCTGTCACCGTCCGCCTTATCGGTCACACAGAAGGCACCTCTCACAATGGATGGTTCTGATGAAATAGATGATGCTTTTTCAGACAAATTGGATGCTTGGAGAGTAACACTGGATGGGCCAATGAAATAACTTGGATTCATTTTACGTTTTTCTCCAGGATATAATACTTCAGAATACTCGTTCAAAATAAATTCCTTTTCTCTGTTAGGTATCGGAAAATTTGTGTTTTGCAATCCACACAAAATGAATTTAGACACTTTGTGAATTATAGCGGTTAACTTATCGGGCGTATCCATCTCTTTGGATATAAGATTGTTAACCAATTCAAACTCAATTTCATACGTTGGTTCATTTGAAAATACATTCGAATCCGCAATGTTGTACGAATAAACTGGCTCACGTTTTCCGACTGAATTGACAGATACAGTAGATGATTTAACAACCGTCATATGAACACGTATCTGATGAAATGCGGGACAAGTGAATTCAATGCGATTTATTAGTCGAAATGTTTTCTTCATACTTTGCCAGTCTTTTTGCATTCCCGCAACAAGTTCGCTTTTATGATTGTAACTGCGTTCATTCTTAAATGAAACAGTAAAATCGAAATCTGAAAATTCCGCATCACGAAGTGGTTGTTCCTTGAGATCTAAGATTGGTTGTTTTTGAATAAATTTAATTTTTTTTAAATTCTTGGTAAGCATCATTGAATCCAGATTATCCGTTCGACAATATTCTTGAATAAGTGGCATTCCATGTAATTCAACACGAATTGCAGAATCTCTTACTCCCACATCTGATTTAAATTGACTTCGAATATCAAGCCGAACTTTGTTATCTGCATAAGAATTCATAAAGCCTCGACGTTGAAGTTCTGTGATGACATTGTCATAATCAATTTTGGATATTTTCTTAAAATCTCGACGAGTTCCAAATCGAGCTTCAAATTCTGGATAATTTGAATTTGTCGGCACATTGTTAGTTAAATAATAACTTAACAATGTATTTAATTGTTCGTTAGGTGTTTTTGTTTCCATCTTGGTATATATAAGTCATATATTTTTATATTAAACATTAATCAATTTTATTTATATGCGCGGTAATTAAATCGTAGATGTTTTGTTTCTTTTTGCACTCAACCGGTATAATCAGCTTTAATCTAGAACATATGCTTTGAAGGTCGCTTAATTTATAACTGCTGATTGATTTTAATGGAAGCTTAAAATGAGTCGTTTCATATTTAAGTGTATCAATGTCGTGTAAATCATATTCTAATTTGTATTTATTTGAATTACGATACATTACATATATTTTGTTAGTAGAAGTGTTTCCAATCATGTCTATGTACAATTGATTTTGAAATACAACTACATTTAGTTGTTCTAAAGCACATAATGCCAAAAAGGTAGACATATCAATGCATTTGTCCATAGACAATGTAGCTTCTATATCAGATAATTTCTGTATACGATGCATTTTAAGAATCGGCTTGTTAGTTCGTAACAGTTCAATATATCTGAATTTTTCTGTTTTTTCTTTTACAAATGAAGCAGGCTCTTGCTCATATGCAGTAATACCATTTTTCATTACATAAAAACACCAGAAAAGGGAATCACCACGCGGAGAGAAAAAAATGGTTCTAGGATTTATTACTGGTTTGCTTGTAAGTGCATGGCTTGTAAGTGCATTGCTTGTAACTGTTTTTTTAGGAACCAAAGTTGTTTCTTTTATTATTTTCGGAAACATATAATTTTGTAAATCTTGTACAATATTATATTTGTTAGTAGGCTGAATCATTATATTTATATTATCATTTATCTTTAACATCTTTCATAAAATATGTGTTTTTAAATGATTCTTTTTGTTTTTCTGTTTGGTCTAATTGTTGTTCTTGAGATTTAACATACCGAATATATATTTTGAGTTCTTCGATAAGAGATTGATTCAAGTCTGTTAAGTTAATATGTATCCCATATTTATTCTCATTGATAGTAACATTGCTACTTTTTGTTAGTATACGTAAAATTTCAACTTGATTAAACTTAGGCATTAACTCAATTGCATCTCTCATTGTTTGCAATTCATTACACTGAGTATTCATATCTTCATATGTTCTGTATTCCATTTATTTAAATACGTGATACTCCATTTAAATGTTTTTGCACACAAAACTCTTTATTTTCCCAGATTTTGTCCAAAATTTTGTAAAAAATGTCTTGCCTCTAATCCACATAATGATTTATCCTTTCTACATGTGAGTGCATACAAATTTTCAATTTCTCCAGTAATAATGTTTTTTTCACCAAATTGTTTGCATTTACCCAGATCTTTATTCAAGCTGGGTGATTTTATGAAAAAAAGACAGTTTGAGCATGAAGTAACATGTTCATTCTTTATAACAAGGTGTCGTTTTACAAGTGAGAATAATTGTTTTGTTAGCATAATAGTTATTAATATTGGTTATACTTTTAGATGGTTTTAGGCGTTAGATAATTAATTCGCCAATAATAGAAATTTGACTATCATACAATTCAAACCGCTGTCCAATGACCTTGATTTTGATAATGTCTCCTTCCTTTATATTTGCAAAACGATCATTTGAATAATGATGATCTCTTGCAATAAAGGCAATAATTGGAGATGGTATTTCGGTTGTCTCGCATCGGATACCCGCTTTGGTAATGTTTTTGGCAACACATGATATCTCCATTCCTTCTACTGGAAAGCACACTTGACATTGAAATATCACATTGAACTCAACTTTGTTAGCAATAACTAATCCGCTAGATACTTCATTGATCATAATAGAGTTTGGTTTAATGAATCCTTCCACCGTACATTTGCCCTCGAACTGTTCGCGTAAAATTTGTTCTAGTATTTGATTAACGTTTTTTCCTACGTTTTGAATATTGACTTGAACAATTCTGGATAAAATTTCTTGGTTGTATACAACCATTTGTTGTTTTGGATATTTGCCACGAGTTGTCATTATAGTATTAATATAATATTATAATGTCTTTATAATTTAATTCAATTTTATCTAATTATTGATTAATTGACAAAAATTTATTTTCTTCGTATGTAAAAAACCATCGTCGGTCAGATCTTTCAATATTGTATTGACGCATTAAAAATTCTTGCATAATACACAAAGTGGTTTGACTTACCGTTTTAGTATTTTCTGAATTAAACTCATTTGCTCCAATAACCGCATTAATTTGTTTAATTGTTTTTATTTTTCCGGCATTTGCACACTTGGCTCCTGAATTTCGTTTGTTAGTTGTATCTTTTGTTTTAAAAGAAAGACCTTCTTCATCATAATCAATAAATCCAATAATAGGGTTCATTTGTTTCATGCGTTCATATTGTTTTGTTAGTGCATCAATTGCGATGACTGCCATGTATTGCTCTCCGTTCAGTTCCCATTCATTTGTTTTATCATTCAAAATGACTATTTTTCTAACATTTTTATCATACAACAAAATGAAAGAAGTTCCGCGCATCGTTTTTATTTTAGTGGTTAAATATCGATGAACTTTTCCTTCAAATGTATTATCAATGCCAATATTATTTTGAGTAAAATAGTTTAATAAATCAATCAATTTCTTGTATTCTAAATAGTCTACTAAATATTCAACTAACAAATTAATAATAATATCAGAAGAAATAAGTTCATGTCTAGCAAGCAGATGAATTGCGGACCCGCAAATTTTGGTCATTTCCTTTTCACCACGAATTGCTTTTTCACTTGCAGATTCAATAATTGCATCATATGTCTCTTTCATTTCATACAAGGTGCGATAACCGTCATCCTCTGAACCGATTTGAGCAATTTCTTCTTGTGTGACTAAATCTTTAATTCCTATGTTAGCGGGTTTAATCTGAATAGGAACCATTCGCTCAAATACAGTTATATTTTCATTTTCGATTTCAATCGGCTGGAACAAATAATAATTACTAACATTCACTAATGTGCCCTGACGTTTATATTTATCATAAATAGGAATCTTCTCTTCAATCATTTTTGTTAGTGCCACATATATTTGTTCCATGGCAAACTTACCTAATCTATTTATTTCTAATATAAGTGTTTCTGCTGTATAAAAATGTTTTTCTTCCATCAATGATTTGACTGCATCTATAATATAATTAGATGCTTCGCTTGCAAATTTCACATTATATGTTTCCACTTGAATCTCCTTATCCGAATCAATGTCTTCTGGTTCCATACATTTATCATAATCACATTGAATAGTATAATCTTTGTCACCCACTTGGAAATCATCAATCTTTTCTCCACTTGACAACTCTAGCTGAATCTTTTCTGGGAAATTATCTTCTACAAAGTTGAGCTGTTCTTGGTTGAGTTTACAGTCTACTGCATTTTCTTTTAATAATCGACTAATTTGTCCAATTCGAATTGCCTTTGTTTCTGCAAATCGATAAATATATTCATCTGCGGTTTCTAACTGTGGAAATTCGGGTATAGTAGTAGAATGCATATAAATCTCCACATTTCTGTGTTCAAATGGTAAATCTTTATGACTGCCATCTCTGACACCTCTACCTATAATTTGTTCAATTCTGCTCATATTATACCATGGTTCCATTATATGTATTTGACGTATGAATTTCAAGTCAATACCTTCAGACCCAGACTTTGAAATGAGAATAACCTTTATGTCATTACCATCTTTGTTCGTTTTGTTAGTAAGTGCATTCACAATTTCTTTTGAATTAGATGTGTCACCAGTAATCATTGCATATGTTCCCTTCTTTTTGGTATGAATTGCTGGTTCAAATAAAGAACTTGTATAATGTTTGTATCCAAGTTCCTCTAGAGCCAAAGCCATCGGGATTAATCCACCATCAATGTATTGTGAATATACTAACACAATGCCAATTGCATTTAAAATGTGTTCGCATATTTTATGAATTTTTGAACTGTATAAAACAAGATTGTCCATTTTAAAGAATCCATCATGTTCAGATTTATATGTATACTTTCCATTACTGAAGGTTACAACTCTTTCTAATCCTTTTGTACCAGTAATGTTTTCGGCGGAGGAACCACCGCTTTGTGAAGTTGATTCCTCTTTCGAGGACGTGACACTGGATTGTTGACTATTTGACTCTTCGTTATCAACGTCTTTTACGTCTTTTAAAGATATAGTAGAAGTGGAAGTGGAAGTGGAAGTTGAACTTAAAGTAGGAGTGGAAGAATCCGGCTTATAGAATTCCATCAAATCCACGTCTCTTTTAATCTTTCCTCCAGGATAAACAATGTTTAATGCTTGAATTGGGATCTGCAACATTGTATAACTAATCGTATCTAGCGTATAAAATGGTGGCATTGCATGCATCGTCCCATCATCATGTTCTATTGTTATTTTTGCCTTTTTTAAATTATCCATGATAAATGCATATCCTTTCAATTGTTCTTCTCCAATTGAACTAACATATAAGTCTAGAGTAGTAGGAGCTTTTATTGTACGACCATTCATTTGAGTTTTTACTGCGGATTCATATGGTGTATAAGATGGAATGTCTTTGGGGAAAATTCGGAATGGGAATGTATATGGGTTTTCTCCACGAACATATGACACATATCCACGCATCTTTCTAACTAACAAATCCTTTCCTTGTTCTGTTAGTTCACCTTCTTCATTAAACACCTTTTTCAATTTAATAGTTGGACGACGGTCATTTATATTCAGCAAATTAAGAAGCCAAATAATTTCAGTGCAATTATTGTACATTGGCGTAGCGGTTAATAATAACAATCTCATTCTTTCTGCATTGGTAATAACTAACAAAAGCTTATCGGCTACAATTTTATTTTTTGAATCTTCGATACTTACGCGAATATTATGCATTTCATCAATCACTAACAAACGATCATTAAATTCATTTTTCAATTTTCGTTGAACATCTTTTTTATTCGTTGAATCGCCGATTAATTTGTCCACATAATTGGCAAATTCAATGTATCCCATAAAAACATAATACGACCGAATTAAACTTTTAATTTGAGTAATAACTTGCTCTCTTTTAAGACCTTTCAAATTAGTTGGATTTATTTCATCAATCAATTTATTTCCAATGCAAGAAGAAATTGTCCATAGTCCGTCTTTTTCTTTTAAGTTATTCTCATCAAATAATTGTTTTTTAAAGTTATCAATCACATTGGGGGCGGCCACAATCATGTTTTTTCGTATTATTCCCGTTTGTTTTAAATAATCTCGAGACTCTTCACACACCCCAATTGCAGAACACGTTTTTCCACTACCAAGTCCATGATATAACAATAAACTATTGTAAGGTGTTTGAAAAGACAAAAAGTTTTTAACAAATGCTTGATGTGGCTTGAGAACTCGAAAATTATTCTCAATCAACTCATTTGAATGTTCCTTAACATCCTCAAATATTTCTCCATCATAACGAGTATCATTAAATTCTTTTTTAGTAAAAATTTTATCATTGAATTGGGGATCCGTCAAAGTTGGATACAATAAGGGGCTATTCTTTTGACTATCTTCAATATCGAGTTCTTCTTTTTCAAGAGATATTTCATTACATTTTTTGGAATATTGGTTATCTGGGTTCCCACATTTGTTTTCAATGTATTTTTTTTGAAGAGATTTTAATGTCTTTTTATGCTTTTTTGGTTGACTACTTGTATTATGTTTTTTGGTTGATTTACCCATCTCAATTAATATACACTAACATATTATTTTGATTATTTTACAATGAATTGACTCATTAACTTGTGCACATTTGAAATAATTGACTTTTTTTCTAAACTGTATGGGCGTATTCTAGTCAAACATTGTTCCAAAGTGAACCATTCTGTTTTACTTACTTCCGATGTCTGGTGGTTTGGCATTTTATCATAAATAGGGTTTGGCATGATTGCTACAAAATATTTGTGTTTATACGATTTGTTATTTGAACCAATAAATATCTCTTCATATGGCAATACATTTTCAACAATTTTTATATCATACCGACTATATCCAGTTTCTTCTTCAAACTCGCGCAAAGCACAATCTAAATCTTTTTCATGATAGTTGCGTCGGCCTTTAGGGAATTCCCATTCACTTTCAATCCAATTTGTGTTACTTGATGCAATTAATTTATCTAATTGAATCTCTGAATTTCCATTTGTTAGTAACTCAAACTTTTTTAAAGAGACAAATTCATCTGTTTTGGAATATCCGCACAACTGTTGCCAAAGTGTAGAAAATGGAACGGTCAATAATTTATTTTTTTCTTCTACTGACATTTCATTAATTAATTGTTGTATTTTATCTACATTATACATTTGATATTTTCCCCTCATAAAATCAATATACCCAAAAGTGTCTTTACGTCGAATCATTAAAAATTCATATTCATCTAACATTTGATTCTTTCTGCAAACAATAATTCCATAGCTGGTGATGGGAAGACGGCATTGATGATAAAAATGGCCAATTTTATTGCAATTGTTACATAAAGTTTGTTTATTCATAAATATAAAAGTTATGTCATTGTTTTTATATTTTTATATAAATATCTACATATGGAATTAAACCCAGCCATTTGGGGTCCACATTATTGGTTTGTACTACATTCCATTGCATTAAATTATCCAAAACGACCAAATGATGTGATAAAAAAAAAATACTATGACTTAATTCAAAACTTTCCACTGTTATTGCCGAATACATTATCTCGAGACAATTTTACAGATATATTAAATGCATATCCAGTTTCTCCTTATTTAGACTCTCAAAAATCATTTGTTCAATGGACCCACTTTGTGCATAATAAAATAAATGAACATCTTGGAAAACCCAAAATCACATTGTCTACTTTTTATGATCAATATTATGCAGAATATAAACCCAAACCATTAAAACATGGGGAATATATTTATTGGCGTAAAAAATTAGTATATGTTAGTGTCGTTGGTCTTTTAGGTCTTGCAATTATTTATCTAACATATTATATATGAATATAGGAGGCAAAATAATTGGTTCTGGTGGATATGGTTGTGTATTTAGACCTCCACTTAAATGCAAAGGCAAAAATAGAACTAAAAAAAGAATGGTATCCAAATTAATGACTCTTAAACACGCCAAAAGCGAATATGCCGAAATTATGAAATTTAAAAAAATGCTTCAAAATATTCCAAATTATAGCAAATACTTTTTGTTAAATAACATTAGTATATGTAAACCAGATGAATTATCTACAAAGGATTTAAAAAGGTTTGACACAAAATGTCGTGCATTAAATGATAGCTATAATATGGATTCTATTAATTATAGGCTGGATAAGTTGGCTATTTTGAACATTCCCGATGGGGGAAGTGATTTAAAGACATATATAAAAACAGTACAATATCCACAGTTACCAGATGTGAATGAAAGATTAATTAATTTGTTAGTACATGGAATTTTGCCAATGAACAAAAAGAAAGTGTTACATGCAGATCTAAAAGATTCCAATATTCTTATGAATGATAAACATGCTACCATTATTGATTGGGGATTATCTGTTATTTATAAATCAAATGAAATTCCGGAAAAACTGCAAGGTAGATCTGTTTACTATAATATACCATTTACCAGCATTTTATTTAATTCTGTCTTTGACAAAATGTATTCTACTTTCTTAACCGAAAATGAAAATCCAAACTATCAAACTGTGCATGAATTTGTAAAAATGTATATTCAAGAATGGTTTGATTATCGTGGAAATGGTCATTACAACATAATTAAACAAATTATTTCTTCTTTGTTTGTCGATAAAAATTTACCATACGAAGAATCAAGTAATATGGCAATGAAATTTATTGAAAATTATGTAACAGTTGTATTAATGAAATATACTGTGAATGGAAGAATAGATCTTTTAAAATATTATAATGAAGTATATATTCACATTATTGATATATGGGGTTTCTTAACAATATATCTGGGTATGTTAGAATCATTGGCACTCAATTATACACAACTAAATTCAAATGAGATTTTATTGTTTAATAAATTAAAAGAAATTGTTTTAACGTACATATATGAACCGCGTGTTACTCCTATTAATATCTCCCAATTAGTGTTAGACTTAAAATCATTGAATCCTATTTTTCTACAATGCACAACTCAATATTCCACAACTAATTTTAGTGATTCTAGTAGTTTAACTTCAACAACCACCTCCATCCAAAATGAAAGATTAACTCTTAAAACTACTAGAAAGAAACGTTAAAATATTATTATAATGTATGCGTATTGAACTTATAATAATAGCAATAACCGCCTTTGTTATGTATAACATTTATAATGATGGTAAATACAGTAAATGGTATTTAATTTGGAAAAAAGAAATTCAAATGGGCATTGTTGGTCTAATTGGTTTGTCTTTGTATTTAGTAGTAAAACGGAACCCATCTCAATGTAAACATATACTTCATCATGCAAACAATGTAGTAAAGTATATGCCAATTGATAAATCGTCATTGAGCATTATTTCACCTATCTTAGATTTTACAAATTCTTCTGCAGTTCCCTTTTTAGACGAAATGAATAGAGGAATGAACCATGCCGGAACAATGAATGGGTCAACAAGTGGGGGTGTGAACTACAGTGGAATATCGGTCGCGCCAAACCAACATAATGGAGTTAAAGCAACTAAACGATCTGTGAGTGAAACAAAGAAAAAGTATGTAGCTTCCATGCAAAATTGGAAATGTGGTGAATGTAGCAAACAATTGAATGCTTGGTTTGAGGTTGATCATAAGGTTAGATTGGAATATGGTGGTAGCAATGAAGTAAGCAACTTAGTTGCTCTTTGTCGAGAATGCCATGGCAAGAAAACGGCAATGGAGAATATGTAAAAATATTGTCGGTTGATAATATAATAATCATATGGCCATATCAGAGTATTTGGGTTACATTAATGCAATTATATTTACCATTGCATTTGTATTATTTCTTATGGTCAAAATAAAAGACAATCTAACAAAACAAACCATTTACGCCTATTTTGCATTTACTTTTATTTTTGCAATTACATCCATTTTTTCCATTTTTACAAAAATGACGGATCAATCTGGCTTTAAAGAAGCATTTTATACGTATTTTGTTGGATTCTTGTTAAATGCCATTTTTGGTATGATTATCTTACACAGTTTCAACATTAAAGCGTTTTATGCATTTTTTTCTATTTTTATTGCATCCATCTTGGGAGTTTTATATATACTAACAAAATCACCAGATAGTGTAACAAATCTAACTCCAAATCCTTGGTTTAACTTAACTGGATGGGATGATTTTTTAAAAAAAACGCATGATATATTCAATTATAATTGGGAATGGGATGAATGTCAAAATATTTTTTCGCAATTTGTATGGATTATTAAAGGAATTCTAACATTACCATTATTCTTGTTATATGCGGGTTTCAGTGGATTATCTGGATTGTTTGGGTTTGTTTCTCCGCCTACTTCAACATCACCCCCGCAAAAATCATGGGTTGAAGAAACATTTCCCGTGTATTTTCGAAAATCCATAACATATAGTTTAGTTTTATTACTTTTCATAATGGGTCTAATAATAATAGTGTCTTCTCAAGTTGCAATGCGAGAACAACCATTAAATGTATTGGCGATTGCATTTGTAGCATCATTTGCTTATTTGGGATACGTTCGTTTTTTCCATTATGAATCATTTGTCACCAAATTTATGATAACACTTTTTTCACTATTTATGCTGGGTATTTATTTATACAATCCAAATAACATATTAAAAAACATAAGTGGATTAAATTTTACTATTATCATCTTTATTTGTTTATTTTTGATTGGGATGATTTTTATTTATAATTATTTTACATTAGACTCTGCCGGATTTGCTACAAAATGGGAAGATAATTTCAGCAAAATTGCATATTCTATGATGGGTCTTTCTATTTGCATTTCACTCATTATTTGGATAGTTGGTACAGTTGCAAATTCACAACGGGAAAAACCAACACTGGGTATGTACATATTGAATGCACTTATTGTGGTAGGAATATTAACTATCGTATACAATTTATTAGACGTAAATAAGTTATTCAAAGACAATTTATATGCCAAGCTGTTTGTAAATTTGATCTTTTATATACCTTGTTTGTTATCTGATTTTGCAGATATGGTCATGTCAGAATATTACAAGATGAAATATTTCACTCTTATTATTGTTGTCTTGGAAATAATCTTTATTATTGCATATTGGTTTATTTATCCAGACATTGTTTCCAAGATATACACGGGAGAAGGAAAATTGTTAATAAATGACCCTATTTCATTATCATCTTTAAAAACAGTCGACTATTACCGAAATTTGTCCGGATCTACTATGTTAGATTATAAAGACAAGCAAATGGTTGAACAAAAAGATAGAAAAAATACTTATGGTGCATTTGATGGAGGTGTAGCTATCAATGCAGTAAGTGGAAAACCATTATTGGATCCAAGCGGAAACCCAATGAAGGATGACTCTGGCAATTATTTTTTTCCAACTCAAGTCAATACATACAGTTACTCGATGTCTTTTTGGTTATATATAAATCCTATGCCTTCTCATGGTGACAAATTATTTTCTCTTTTAAATTATGGAAATAATCCAAATATTATGTACAATCCTAGCAAAAATGATTTTTCAGTTTATATGAAAAGCCCAGACCCAGATTGCAATAATAATGTAACAATTCCTATTTATACCAACATGGACATTCCTCTTCAAAAATGGTTTAATATAGTCCTCAATTATAATAATGGTCGTTTAGATGTTTTTTTGAATGCTGAATTAGTTAAAACGTCTTTTGATGTAATTAGTTGCATAAAGTATGATGCATTGACAATAGGACAAGACTCTGGGGCGAATGCAAAAATATGCAACCTAACATATTTCAAACAGCCAATAGATATAGTATCAATTCGCACAATGTACAATGTTGCCAAAATAGACGATACCCCAAATGTCCCGAAAAAGGATTTATTTAGCATTTAAGTTATACTTTTTCTTTTTGTATAATATATGGAACCGACTACTATCTTTTTAATTGTATGTTTGATTGTGCTAATCTATATGATTTATCATTCTTACACATATAATGCATCCCTATTAATGGCAACCGTTACTCCAGCTAACACGGAGACAAAAATAACTCCTCCCGTTCCCGCAAATGGAACATATATAACATCCGATTTTACTTTTTCGATTTGGGTGAATATGAATGATTGGAATTCTATGAACGGATTTTACAAGAACATCATTAGTTACGGTAAAACCGTAAACGTTGTTTTTGGAAAGATGAGAAATGAGATCATTGTCACTTTGAAAACGGGGCCTACTACATACGAATCAAAACAAACTTTAACAAATGTTCCATTCCAAAGATGGACTCACCTGGCATTTAGTGTAAGTGGTCAAACATTGGATTCTTATATGAATGGTAAATTGGTCAACACACAAATGATATCCGGTTCTATGCAAAAACCAAATGCAAATGATTCAATTACATTAGGTGGTAATAATATAAAACCAGATACAGCTTGCAGTGCTTCCGGGTATGATACACAAGCTAAGAATGGATGTTCTCCTTATGGAGATGCATCTAATACAAATCCCGGCTTTAGCGGTTGGGTTAAAAATTTCCAATACTGGCCATCTAGTACAGATCCTCAAACTATCTGGAACACATACCATAAAGCATCTGGTTCCGATATGTTTGGAAACTTTTTTGGAAATTATGGGTTATCTGTTTCTCTTACAAATAATGGAGTTGCCCAAAACACTCTTTCCATTTAATTTACAATTTATTCCATATTTATTTTTATACATATTGTATATATGGAACAACAAGAACCTAGTTTAATGAATAGAATTCAATCAGAAATAAGTAATGTAGGAGACATGGTGAAGGAATCGACTTCAAACATATCTAACAAAGTGGGGGAGATTGCTGATTCCACAAAGTCAGTCTTTGATACTGGAGTAGATTCTGTTAAATCCGTTTTACCTCCCGCACCCATTCCAGCAGATGGTAACTCATTCTCATTGGCAGATTACACTACTATGTCATCTGAGTTTTTAGAATCAAACAGTTACGTTGCTCGTGCCGCCTTTATTTTGTTAGTTGTCTTTGCATTTTTTGTTTTACTTAGAGTCGCAACTGCCGTTATCAAGTATTTTATCGGTCGTAAATCGATGCCAGTCAAGTTGATTGATGGTATGCACGATGGAGCTAACAAATTAGGTCCTTTAAGTCAAGGAGTTGGAAGCTCTTACACAATCCCACGTTCGATCAATGAAGAAAATGGTATTGAATTTACGTGGGCGGTCAGCCTTTATATAAAAGATCACCCAAGAGACGGTTCAAAAATTAGACATATATTTAGTAAAGGAAGTATTCCTACTTTTACAGATACAGATTCTAGTAATAAACAAACTGGAATCACCACTATCAATCAAGCACCCGGTCTATATTTTCATTCTTCTGAAAACAAATTAATAGTGAACATGGATACATTCAATAACAGCAGTACATCAACTATTAACATTGAAACAATTCCCCACAATAAGTGGTTAAATGTTTTGATTCGTTGTAAACAAACTCTAGTTGATGTGTATATTAATGGTCAAATTGCAAAGAGTACTGTTTTGCCATCCACTCCAAAACAGAATTATGGAAATGTGTATATTTCTGAAAAGGGTGGATTTGTAGGCAATATTTCCAATTTATTTTATTATAATTATGCATTGTCTATTAATGAAATTCAAAAACTCTTGGAAGATAGTGTAAATACTCAATTGACTTCAGAGGATGGAGTCAATAATAAGATAACGGACTACTTAGGATTTAGATGGTACGTGTAGGGGAACTACGTTCCCCTATAACCCCTCCTTATAAGTTGTGTGTTCCAAAAATATAACTAATTTAATAATTATATACTATATGATCTATGATATAATTATTATTGGAAGTGGCATGGGTGGACTATATTCAGCTTATAATATTAAAAAAATGTCACCACATACAACATTTCTTATTCTTGAAAAATATAAAAAACAATGGATTGGTGGTCGCACAAGTAATGAAATGTTTTATGGGACTGAAATTGTAACTGGTGCGGGGATCGGTAGAAAAAAAGATAAATTATTGCATAAATTATTGGATGAATTAGATTTTAAAGTAGATGAGTTCACAGTGAATCCTCATTATTCAAAACTTATTACTCCCATAGATATCAAAAAAGTGATGAATCATTTAAAAAATGAATATACAAAATACAGAGGACCACCAACCACATTTAAAGTATTTGCAAAAAATGTATTGGGAGAGAAAGAATACAAGAATTTTGTCATTACCGTTGGATATACGGATTACGAGAATGAAGACGTATATGAAACATTGTATTCATATGGTATGGAAGATAATACATGTTGTTTTAAAGCATTTTATGTACCTTGGCAAAAAATGGTTCTGGATTTAGCGAATAAAATTGGAGAATCCCATTTCAAATTTTCAAATAATGTTTCTAAACTAACAAAACTGGAAAATGAACAATGTAGGTTTTTAGTTGAGACGGAGAATGGTCTAAATTATATGTGCAATAAAGTTATCATTGCAACAACCATAACTGGCATTCGAAAACTCTTACCAAATCCTATTTACAATGAGATTGAAGGACAACCTTTTTTGCGTTTATATGGAAAATTTTCAAAACAGTCTATACCCATTATGAAAGAATATATAAAAGGGTACACTTGTTTGCCCGGCCCACTTCAAAAAATTATTCCTATGGATCCAGATAAAGGAGTATATATGATTGCCTATAGTGATAATCAGAATGCAGTCGCATTAAAAAATAATTTAGAAAATACAGAGGAAAATAGAAATCTATATTGCAGACTACTTGAAAAATCAATTGGCATACCAAGTGAATCTTTACATTTATTGGCAATTAAAGATTTTTACTGGCATATAGGAACCCATTACTATAAACCACTGAATCAAACAATGTATGAAGATAGAAATGAATTTATTGAGATTGCTCAACATCCAGAAAAGGGTATATTAGTTGTAGGTGAGGTGGTTAGTAAAAATCAAGGTTGGACGGAAGGTGCGTTACAAAGTGTTAAATCTGTTTTAACAAAAAGATGGATTCTTAATTCTCTATGTTAGCTAAAGACAATACAAAATAATATCCATGATATCCAATCGAAGCAAAGCCTAACATCAATAAAAGTTCAAAATACAACCTTGCAGTTTTATCTCCATTGTAACCAATGTATAATAACAATGGACCTACTAACAAAATATGAATCAAATTTACCCAATATCCTTTTCCTTTTATATAAGCCTTAAATGCATGGTATAAAATAATAATTATACCCAAACCAAGTAGTATTGGAAACATTATTTTAGGTATGTTAGTGTTTTGTATACCTACATACAAAAAGAGACTTCCAATTATTAGTATGTGAAATAAATGAACAATGGATTCTTTATTCATATAATTTAGTTATAAATTATTATTTTATTACTGCAATATATAATGAAAACTGTGTATTTTAATTACTATAATAAAGAAATTGAACAGTCAGGAAGTAACAAAATAGTTCGAAAAGTATCTATAAAAAATGGAAAGGGTTATAAAAGTGTAACTAGATATCATAAAGGAAAGAAAACAGGTTCTTCAAAGAAGACAATTCACAAATCCCATATTGCGTCTATCAAAAATAGAAAGTTTATTCCTGGCTTATTTCTTGATTGTAAATGTAAATAATTTTTTAACAAAAATATATTGTAATATGTTAGTGTATGTCTTGTTTAGGTTCCAATTATAATCCAAACCCACCAAATGTATGGTCTCGTTCAACTACCCCGCAAATAGATATGTCTTATAATGAGTTCTTGATGCTTCGCAAGGTAAGTTCACTTTGTCATTCCCATAATTCAGGTCGTCTAACAAAAAATCAACAATATTCCAAAATTGCCACAAGTAGTTGGGTGAATCGAAAAACTGTATGGACAAATGTTCCCGAAGTATGTCCCGTGCAAACAAAGTGTTTACCTGTATCTTACTCTGGTGTACCCGGAAAAGGATTTCTTTGTTCGACTCAATTAAAACCTATATTACTATCTCGACGGAACACAACTTCTGCGGGAAATAATAGTTTCCCGTATGGATATAAATTTGTATAAAGACATTTAGATAATACCATCTATACTAACAAAATGGGAAGAATTGTTAGTATTGATGTCGGGATTCGCAATTTGTCAATCTGTTTCTTTGATTCCTCTGTTTCTTTTAATATTCTAAAATGGGACAATATCGATCTAACAGAAAAGGAAACCACAACTTGCTCGACGGTTGGGTGCAAAAAAGCCATCAAATATACTAAAAACGGACACTGCTGGTGCCTTGCACATTCCAAAAAGCAACCATTTATAGCCGTGCCCAAAGAGTTATCCAAACCATCCATCACCAAAACAAAGGTCCCCGGATTGAAATTACTCCTCTTAAAATATGGATTTAAAGAAGAAGATTGTCTTACTCGTCTTCACATGACTAACAAATTGCAAGAATACATTGAAACAAATTGTTTCGAAGTAAAGGCAAAGGTGAATGCGGTTCATTTAAATCTAGTAACAATTGGTCGTAATATTCAGCATAAATTAGATATTCTTTTTCAAGACCAACTAACAACGATTGATACCGTTATTATTGAAAACCAAATTGGACCTCTTGCCGTCAAAATGAAAACAATTCAAGGGATGTTAGCTCAATATTTTATTATGAGAAATGAGAATATACAGATAGAATTTGTTAGTTCAGTGAATAAGTTGAAAGGACTAACAAATGAAAGCGAGTTAGATTATAAAGGGCGAAAGAAAGCGGGAATCCAATGTTGTCAATCTAAATTGGAAGAATATGGATCTAATGAATGGCTTTCTTTTTTTCAATCACACAAGAAGAAGGATGATTTGGCTGATTGTTTTTTGCAAGGAGTATGGTACTTAAGTCAAAAAAGTTGATTCAAAACGTAGTCGTAACTTTTCATAACTTCGTGAAAAAAGTGGATTAACTCATAAATTCGATCAAACAATTTACTTAGGAGAATAAGTTCGCAATGATTGAATCCACAATTTATTATAAGAACGTCTGTACTGTTCACTAAATATAATCTCTTGGCGTCGAGGCTGTTTAAAAAACTTAATAATAAACTCAAACATGTATATTAAGCATACAATACTTTAAGTTAATTACAATTAATATGTGTTTTGACATGAAAAAAGTTGTGTTGAATTATTCATCATCGGAAGATACTTCTGGTTCTTCTTTTTCATCTACCCCCGTCGTATATTTCTCAATGTATCGATAAATTCGATTGATGTCTAATTTTGAAATTTCATTTGGTTCTAACATTGTAGCAATTTCTGCGTCCGAATATTGATTCTTTAAATTCAAAAAGAAGGAAAATATATCTTTTTTGTCCATTCCAAGTTGCAATGCCAAATTTTGAATGAAAATAACATTATTGTATTCAGTTGAATATTTTGTTAGTACCTTTGTAAATCTAACCTCTGCTGGGTTATATTTACGGTGTTTGGGGAATGTATCGTGATACATCTTATTAGTAGAAAATGTTTTCATCAATGAACTCATTTCATTAAATACCCATATCTGGTTTTGAAATGTAATTCGATCAATATAATCCGCAAAACATATCTTATCTAATGCATCGGTATAAAATGAAATGGAATCCGACTTTTTCATTTTACCTAACACGTCAATAATATTTTCATGCCATAACAATCCAATAATAGTGCGATCTGTTTCACTCATCACAGTTAAATGTTCAGATAATGAATAAGGTGAATTAATCATCTTTTTGACAATTTGTCGGGTATCGTCATTGTATGACTTGGTTTGAAATATATTTTGAATAATACTCACATTCAATGTTTCTTCCTTTTTTCTGTATATTTGATGAAGTGTCTTTATTTTTCTCAAATCCCCTTGGATATATTGTATTATATTTGGTATTAAAGCGGATGAAACCGTCGGCAATATAGAATCTATGATTTTATTTATTTGGATGTTTGTTGGTTTTTTTAATTCCACTACATTGCACACCTTAATCAATTCTTTAATTTTCTTATCTACATGATAGTTTCCAATACATATGATTGGATTTAATGAAATATCTTCTAGTCGTTGTTTTTTAGTCTTCTTGGGCCGAATCACTTTAATTAATGCATTGATTCCACCTTTGTCGCCATTATTCATTCCGTCAATTTCATCCATGATGATGACTATTTTTTGTGGAGTCTTATTGAATAAACTCATAATATTTGTGTCTGACATATTGTGCTTGGTGATCGTGTCAATGATGGATTTGTTTCGGACATCTCCGGCATCATACTTTATAATGTCGTAATTTAGCTCTTTCAATATGTTAGTTACAAATGTCGTTTTTCCCGTGCCGGGGTCACCGTAGAGATATATTCCTTTCTTTGTTAAAAGATTTGATTTATTCTCTTCGTATTCTCTTAAAAATGATTTTATTTTTAAAACGTCATCTTCTCTTCCCAAAATATGATTTAAATTTAAATTTTCCATTTATTATTGTTATAGATGGTTATTTATATCTATTTGCCAGATATTCATTTGTTAAATAAATAGTTTAACCACTGTATATTCCATCCCATACAAACCCATTCTTCTTTGCCCATCTTTTTCGATCATTATCATTGGCAGGTCCCCATGTGCTTTGTTTTTTAAATTTGTATTTTTTTTTATTATCGATTGAGGTTTGCAGAATATAACACGTTCCTTCTTCGCAACAAGGATAATTATTTTGAGTCGCATTACAAGTAGCATAATCTAGTTTTCCTTTATTCATTCCACTTGTATTGACACACCGATTTCCGTCACTTGACAAATCCCAATAATCCGGACACTGTGTTGTCACGGGAGGCCATTTAATATTTTTGCCGGTTGGCAATGATTTATAATAAATAACTATGACTGCAAATATAAAAGCAACTACTGCCATAATTAAGACTATTTTTTGTAGATTCAATTCTTCTAGCATTTATATATAACAATAAAAATGCTAAATATATGATTATCACGATTTATGATAATCCATCCATGATTATTTATGATAATCCATCCATGATTATCACAATTTATGATAATCCATCCCAAGATATGTCAAATGCATTTGCCCAATCTATATTATCTTGCATATTGGATGAAGATTTATAACGTAAGTCTGGTACATAACCACTTGGTGTATTTACAGAATTTGCCAACATATAACAACTACTTATATCACGTAAGTTAGACGCATTTCCTTGAACCCATCCATTTATGCATTTATCATTATTGGTAAACAAAGGAGCTGGATATTGTGTAGCACACTGTCTTGAACCCGACATTGTTAAAGAACCAGCGAGTCCGCATGAAATATCTGTAATCATAGACCCCACATTTATACCAGTCGAGCCACATGTTTTACTAGTTATATTATAAGTCCATCCATCTGGACATTGATTACTGGATGGTGGCCATGGTTTTAATTTTTCTATACTATTCATCATATATCCTATAACTGTCAATGTTACAATCAATAGAACGACCGCAATTATTATGACTATTTGCTGAAAAGAAAGATCCATCGTATAAACTATGTGGATAAAAAAGACGGCATTTTTTATCTATCTTATAATTAATGGCAAATACAAACACTCTAAATAACGGTCGCATTAATTTAGCTCAACCCATCGGTCCAAACATGCAAACTCTTTTTTCAATGTATGATAAAATTCCCGCAAATCAACCTGCTGGATTTAGGGAATCTACCAATGGAATCTGGACAGAAACAAAATTGTCTAAACTTTTCTTTTCTAGTCCAAATATTCAAATTGTTCAAAACGGAATTCGTGCAGGAGTATATAAAATGTCAAATAACAAATACGTGATTGGCCAGCAAGATGAAGATGCCCTAAAGGTAGTTATGCGAAGTGTATTTCTTCAAAATGCTCTAAACTTACCAACAAACATCACTGGACAAATTCAAGATTTGAACGATAAAGTGATTAAATATTGTGCGGAGAAAGTGTTTGGAGAAGCACACGGATATATGACGTACTTGTCAGATGTGAGCACTATTGCAGTGCCAATGGAGCCACCAAAGATGGATAATAAGGAAGTTAAACGTACGTATGCAATGAGCCCTTGGTTCTAAGTAGGGGAACCGATGGTTCTGCATTGCTTTACCTTTAGACTCTCCTTAATTATTAATGAATACAATATAAATCGTGAAAATGTATTCATTATAAATGAGTGCTGTTAGAAAAGAAATATCTGAATTAAAAGAAGAAATATCCGAATTAAAAGAAGAAATATCCGAATTAAAAGAAGAAATGTCTGATATAAAGCAAGATATATATAATTATAATTGGAATCACCGTGATATACGTCAAGAAATGGAAACTTTACGTTCAGATTTAACAGACAACGAAAAAAACTATATATCACATAATGGTAAAATATCGCAAACGCAGGTGAATCACTTCTTTGGAATAAAAAAAAAATCATCCCTCTCTGAAATTGGGTTATATCAACAGCGGATTAAAATGTATAAAACTAAAAATAATGAATTGGAAGGTGAATTGCAGAGCATACAAGAACAAATTAAGGAAAATGATTTACAAATAAAAAAGATTGGGCAATTGTTGAACTTAATTGAAGAAATAAATGTTTAAGCAAATGTTGTTAGGAGGGGTCATAATGGTCTAGGAGGGGTCTTAGGGGAACGTAGTTCCACTAACAAAAATTGAAATTTATTATTTGTTAGTTGTTAGTTATATCTATATGCACAATATGTTCTCTATTGAAACAATTAATGTAAATGAATTTATTCAAAGTGTCATGCGGACAAATGACATTGGTTATTTAGTTGAAATCGAAAGACAAATGGATGCATACACTAACAAAAACGAAGAATGGTTATATAGAAATGGATTTATATGGGATATGTTAGATATTCGGGATACTATTTTATTGCGAATATCTCAACTAAAAAGACGATTTTATTTAGCTAACAATTGTTCCCTTCAAACTATTTAAAGACAACCCATCCTTATAATATGTGGAAGTAATCTTCCCAACCATTTGTTCTTTACTGCAATCTTTTTTTAACATATTTAAACTCCACAAGAACAAGCACCATATAATAACAAATATTTGATAAATAAATATTTGGGTAAAACATAATTATTTATTTATTAATTGTTTTCTAACTGCCATTTTTTTCGATTATACGAAAACAGCAAAAGCACGTTTCGATTAGTTGGTTAAATCATCTGTCTTATAAGCAGAAGCCTCGGGTTCAAGTCCCGGAATGTGCAACCTACCTACAATCATATTAAAATACTTTTATATTATCATAACCAATATAATATAAAATTTTGGCACTACAATAATTACACAAGCAATGTCAGCATTAATTAACGCATTAGATAATTTAACCCCTATTCAGAGAGGCGAAAATGGGCAAGCCGAATATACGTGGTCAAACAGTATACGAGAAAGAATTGTGCAATTCAGTTTCCAATTAACAAGAGTATCTCAACCATCTGTATTGAGAGATTTATCTAACAAATACCATTCTCTTTTAACGGATATCAAAACACTACCACATGAGACATACGTGGAGTACCTATCTATTCTATACCGATTAATAGGTCAAACTCGAGATATTATTGATGGAAAAGGAGAATATACACTTGCTTATATGATGTTGACTATTTTTCACAAACATCATTCAAATCTAGCAAAATTTGCATTTCGTTATTTTGTTTTAGGAGATAATGAAATGATTCATCCATATGGTTCATGGAAAGATGTTAAAAATTTGATTAAATACATTGAAGTGGACGCAACAACCAATACACAAAAATCAAAAATTCATTACGAAGTTGATACCCATAATGATCTTGAAATGTATGCACTTTACCTAATAAATATTCAGATTCAGCTAGACACATGTTCAGATGTGCCATCTTTAGCTGCAAAATGGGTTCCACGTGAAAAATCCCAACATGAAGGAATATTCAACTATTTGGCAACTAATTATTTTTCATATATAAAGACTGCTTATTCAGAGAATTCAATTAAACGAGCCACTACGAAAGCTAAAATGGAGTACAGAAAGTTGATTTCATCTCTCAACAAACAATTAGATACGGTTCAGATAAAGCAGTGTGCCAACACATGGGCCGAGATTGATCCAACAAATCAAACTTCTATTACTATGCATAAACAAAAGAAGGCATTTTTAAATAAGACAAAAAAAGGATTGCAACGATCTTTTTCTACAGATAGAATTGAATGTGCTCAAAACTTTATGGCATTTGCAGAAAAGGCATCCAAAGGAGAAGTGGAAGTAAAAGGCAAACGCATTGGGTTAAATGATTTTACTAAAAATGCATTCGATTTGTGTAGACTAGATGAATCATCCCCTGAAGTGACACTTTTAAATGCTCAATGGTTAAATAATTCAACACAGACTGGTGCTCTTGGCAAGATGATTGCAATGGTAGATGTATCGGATTCTATGTCGGGAGATCCATTAAACGCGGCAATTGCACTCGGAATTCGAATTGCAGAAAAGTCAATCCTTGGAAAAAGAGTTCTTACATTTAGTTCCACACCAAATTGGGTTAATTTGGATTATTGCACTAATTTTCTTGATTCTGTTATAAAATTGAAAAATGCGGATTGGGGGATGAGTACCGACTTTTTTGCAGCATTAAATCTAATATTGGTTGCAATTGTGAATGCAAAATTACCCGCAGAAGAAGTAGAAGATATGGTATTCACTATTTTGTCTGATATGCAAATGAATTTGGCTGGTTCATTAAATGATACAATGATGGATGTTATTCGAGATAAATATGCAAAAGCTGGAATGGATGTGTGTGGAAAACCATACAAACCACCTCATATTTTGTTTTGGAATTTACGTTCTACCAATGGATTTCCGACCTTATCTGAAGAAAAGAATGCATCCATGGTCTCTGGTTTTAGTGCATCGTTTTTAAATTTGTTCTGTGAAAAAGGTATCACTTCATTAGAAAACTGTACACCATGGTCAATGTTGGTGGACAGTCTAGCAAATCCTAGATATATGGTTCTAGACAGTGAACTTCGGCAAAGCATCCTCTAATTGAGTTGCTTTTTTAGATTGCCTTCTTTTCTTGGGTGTTACAGTGTTTGTCTCTTTTTCTACTGTAGGCACTTGCTCTAATACTTTTTCTGCAACATTTTCGACTTTATCTAATACTTGGTCTACAACATTTTCGACTTTAGTAGACACTTTATCTAATACTTGGTCTACAACATTTTCGACTTTAGTAGACATTTGGTCTAATACTTGGTCTACAACATTTTCAACTTTATTAGACACTTCGTCTACAACATTTTCAACTTTATTAGACACTTCGTCTACAACATTTTCGACTTTATCTAATACTTTGTCTGCAACATTTTCGACTTTATCTAATACTTTGTCTGCAACATTTTCGACTTTATCTAATACTTTTTCTACAATATTATCTAACAAATCAAATGGCTCTTTCATAATGAGTGATTCTAAACCATGAATTGTTGGATTTTCTAATATAGATGCTGGGTCTATAACAACAGCAATAAGTTCTTCTTTTTCTATTCTGGGTTCTAAAATATTATCTAATGTTGACATTAAAACATTATCTAGGGTTGGTTGTACATTATTTAAAGTTTGCTTATTTATTAGTTCCTTTATTTGGGCTTGCAAAGAAGTTACATCTTCTCTTAATTGAGCAATTTGATCTTCCATTTTTTTTACATTCGTTGATTTAAACAAATTCTTAAACATATTAATAATATAATAAAATATATTTATATTTACCATAAAAAAAAAGATAAGATTATTTATTGTTACGTTTATTTGTGTTACATTTATTTTCGCTTGATACCCGCTTTTTTGCCGGGTTTGACAACTTCCACAACATTACGTTCTGATCTATATTTTAAATATTCTGACTCAAGTGCAACTAATTCTTCTTCCCACATTACTACAATTGGTTTGGACTTGATTGCTTCCAATTCGCATGCTTTCTTGTCTCGCTCATTCATAATTTTTGCCACATTCTCTTCCGTGACACTATCCATCGACATCTTTGTTAGATATTTATATTCTGCATCTTCATCTACTATGCTGTATTCTTTACTGCAAAGAATCTCAATCACTTGTTCTTTTCTTTTGCGACGCAAATCAATCGTATCGTTCAATATTTCTTGAATATATCTGGCTTTGTTAGAAAGCACCAATAGTTCTCTGTCTAGTACATCCATCAAATGCAATTTTCGGATTCCATACAATTCCAATCTAGTTTTGTAATAATCATCAATAATCTCCGGCACATTTGCATATTTCTTCAACTTATCCTTTTCATTGAATAGATGCATGTTTGTAGTGGAACTTGTGCTACATAGTTTTAATAACTTTTCCACTCCATTTCCATGTTCAGATCCATTTGCTTCAAGTTCTGCCAATCTATCTTTGGGAAATGTTACTACAAAATCAACTGTTGTATCTTTGCTCATATCATCATAATCGCGAATAAGAGGTGCCACTTTTTTGCCCGTTTTATCTACTGTTGACTCCGTCATTTCTTCCAACATTTCTTTGAAATCTTGTGTCCAAAATCCAACGGGCAATTCAGTAACACGAATCTTGTCTGCGCCAATCGTCTGATAACGGCCTTTGAATAAATACTTGCTTTCCGATACTTGAACAATGCTACCATTGAATCCTTCATAATACGGCATGAATCCAATATGGGATGCATTTTCTTCTCGAAGTTTGCACTTAATATATGCAATAATATCAATTGGATTGTAAGACATAATATCTGTGCTAAACCCAGTACCAATTCCTTTTGAACCATTCACTAAAACCATTGGGATAATTGGAGCATACCAAGTAGGCTCTACTTGAAATCCATCATCATTCAAGTATGTTAGAATAGCATCATCCGCTTGAGGAAACAGACATCGAGTAATTCGAGTCAACTGTGTGAATATATATCTTTCAGATGCACTGTCTTTACCGCCTTGCATACGAGTACCAAATTGGCCGGATGGAACTAGCAGATTGATATTGTTTGAACCCACAAAATTCTGAGCAAGTCCAACAATCGCTTGATTCAAACTTGCCTCTCCATGGTGGTAGCACGAATGCTCGGAAACATATCCAGTAAATTGCGCAACTTTGATTTCACTTGTTAGATTCTTTTTAAACGCGGCATATAAAATCTTTCTTAAACTGATTTTCAATCCGTCCATTAAATTGGGAATACTTCGATCACAATCGTACTTGGAGAAGTGAATCAACTCTTTATTTATAAATTCTTCATACGTAATATCTTGATTGGATGTGTCGACATAGCTTTCTCTGTCGTATTTCTCAAGCCATCCTTTGCGGTCATCTGCGCGTTTCTTATTGAACACCATATCAATGGCATCATCGCTTCCATCTCCCGCATAAGTAAAGTTGACAATCTTTTTGTGTTCAAAATATTCCTTAAATTCCTTACCAGTACTAGTTCCTAATCCTTTGTAATATTTCACATTCCAACCGACGCCTTCATTATTTGCAGATTTCCACAAATTATATTCACCATCATTGTAAAACAACAGCTCATTTTGCCCTCGTCGAGCTTTCAATATAGGAGTATTCATAAATCCAATAAATCCGGGAATACGAATAAGCGATGACCATTCGCTTTGGAATAGATTCACACACAGTCCTTTGATATGCGATCCATCTGCATCTTGATCTGTTAGGAATAACACTTTCCCATATCTCAAACTAGTTGCAATATCATCCATGGACAAATATTGTTTTCCTTTTTCAAGTCCTAGGATTTGCTTTATTTCTGTAATTTCCTTATTCTCTGATATGCGTTTTGTTAGTTCACCTCGAACATTCATTACCTTTCCTTTCAAAGGATATACGCCAATATTATTTCTATCTTCGGATGATAGACCAGAAACAATGCCCGCCTTGGCTGAATCTCCCTCACAGAGAATTAAAATACATTGTCGTGACTTGTCTGTTCCCGCCATATTGGCATCCATCAGCTTAGGAATTCCACGAATATTCTTTGTCTTGGAACCATCCATTCTTTTTGCCGCTTTGTGTTCCTTAATATCATTGATTGCACATGCTGCATCCATAACTCCCATTTTAGCCACTTTCTCAATAAACTTATCACTGACCGTGCACGAAGAACCAAACTTAGCAACAGGAGTATTCATGAAATCCTTCGTCTGACTATCAAATGCCGGATTTTCAATATCACAACGAACAAACAGCACTAATTGTTCTTTAATACTGTTTGCATTCACTTTGATTTTCTTCTTCTTTTCAATAAACTCAATCATTTTGCGAGTGATTTGATTAAGAATAAACTCCACATGTTTACCACCTTTGCAAGTGTGAATTCCATTGACAAATGAGATCTGGACAAATTCATGAGATGGAGATATTGCTACCGCATATTCCCAGCGTGGATCGGTTTCTTCATAGACACGTGCCATGGCATCTTTATTGCCAATATACAAGTCAATATATTGCTGAAAATTTTTGGTTGGTAGTAGTTCTCCATTATAACGCACTTTTAATGACTTGTCTGTAACGGCTGAAATATCATATACGCGTTTCTTGAATAGTGCAATCATATCAGATGTTAGTGCTGGAATGCCCAATCTTGCATAGTCTGGATGAAATGTTATCTTGGTATACGGTTTTCCTTTGCACTTACTAACAACGGGTGGTTCAATAATATCTAAATTCTGTCTAAATGTCTGAGTATATTTTAATCCACGAGTGTGATCAACTGTTTCAACCGTTCCCATTACGGACCAAATGAGAACCAGTTTGAATCCAAACCCGTTTTTTCCACCAACAATCTTTTTCTCTGTTTTGTCATAATTGGTGGATGTTCGCAAATGCCCAAATATCATCTCGGGAATCCAAATGCCGGTTTCTGGGTGTTTGGCAATGTCAATACCGTTACCGTCATTTGTCATGGTAATAGTTCCATCCGTAATGGAAACATCAATATAGGATACTTGGCTTGCGTCTGGATTGGTGGCCATTCGGATTGCATGATCTCGACAATTGACAATTCCCTCATCAAATAGCTTGAACAAACCTGGAATATAATTTATATTTTTTTCAATAATTTTCTTTGTTTCATCGTCGAATATCCAAACATGTGAATCGATATGTTCAACAGATCCAATATACGTATCTGGATTATCCAGAATATGGGCCTTGTCAGTCTTCTGCTGGTATTTAGAAGCTAATAATTGATCGTTAGATTGTTGTTCAGACATTGTATTAATTTATGGGAAATATATAAATTGATTTGCAATAATAAATTAATTTCAATTTTAATAAAAATGAAATGAATTCAATTAATCCTAATCAATTCATCTAACAAATATGAACTAGCAAGAAGAAATTGATCGAGTTGATTACAACTAATATAAAGATAATTTTGCAAATAAATACATCTATGCAAGATTCATACAGCGAAGAAATACTAAGAGAACAATACACCCTTCACAAAGCATATGTAAATGGACGAATTAGTACAACCAAAAAGGTAGGTATCAAAGTTCGTTTTCCATGCATTCCAGAAGACATTAGTGAAAATATTGCAAAATTTATAATTCATAACAAATTAAATGACCCTAGTTCTAGTTGGGATTGCAAAAAAGGTGATCTTCATTCAACGAAAGAAGGTGTTCAAGAAATTAAATGTTTTACAAGTTGCGGACCGTTATCATTTACACCTACTTCAGAATGGGATATTATTTATTTTCTAGACGCTAGAAATTGGTTAAATGATCAATTTGTGCTGTACAGAATTCCATTAAAAAGAACATCCGATGAATGGAAAAACATTCAAATCAATAAAAAACAAACATTTAATGACCAATGCACACAAGGTCGAAGACCTCGCATGTCATTTGAAAATTTACAAACACAAATTTCGGATCACTGCAATAAAGTGTATGAGGGTAGTTTTGATGAAATATTTATTCCAATTGCAACAACGGAATAATTCGATTTGCAATTAATTTCACAACTGGAACGGATACTGCATTTCCAGCAAGTTTATATAATTTTGAATCACTTAGTGCTGGCAGTTTGTAAGAAGATGGAAACCCCTGAAAATTAAAACATTCTCGTGGAGTAAGTTTGCGAATTCCATGTGAATCTAATATAATTGGAACATTGTGACCACCTTCCCCCATATTGGCTGTTAATGTTGGACATTCACTGCTCTTATTTTCTCTTACATACACTCTTCTGTATTGATAAATAGTGTCTTTTTTTAAAACACTTGCTTCTAGTAAATTCCATGTGCTGGACTTATTTGTGTAATAATATTTAGAAGGCACGCTTTCTTCTAAAAAGTCGCCAATTTTTTTCTTTTCTATTTTTGGAAAATCTAAATTAAATTGATCAAACGCGGATTTTGATTTTAAACAAACAATGTAAATTCTTTCTCGATGATGTGGAATCCCAGTAATGTCTGCCGTGTTCAACACTTTATGGCAAATGTGATATCCTCTAGATTCAAGATTGCTTTTGATTGTATTGAATGTTTTGCATTCATCATGCGTAACTAGATTTTTTACATTTTCTAAAATGACACATTTTGGTTGATGGTGATCAATAATCGATAATATTTTCCAAAATACATTTGACCGTTCATCATTAAATCCTTCTTGAAGACCCGCAATGCTAAATGGTTGACATGGAAATCCGCCCGTCAATATATCATGATTTGGGATATCTTCTACTTTGAGATCGTTCAAATCTTGAAGTGTTAGTTTGTGGTTGAAGTTAGTGTCGTATATTTGTTTTGAATGTTCAACCATATCATTTCCAAATACAATGTTAACCGCATTTGTTTCATGAAATGCCAATGTAAAAGCGCCCGTTCCAGCAAACAAATCGATCATTCTTAGCTGATTTGATTTTAATGTTGTAGTTGTTGTAGGTTCCAATATTGTGGCGGAAAGTTTAGAATGAATTAATTGCATTAATTCTGATTTATTTTTTGAACTGCACTTTACAATTCCTAATTCTTTACACTTTTCTAGCAATTGATTCTTATTCATAGTTTCCATTTTAATGTAGTATGTGTAATAATGTTTAAAAGGTTATTTAAAATCAATTTTTTTACAAAAGAATATAATATACAATGAGTTCTATGAATTTTAGACATACATACACTTCAAGTGAAGATGTAGTAACTAGATGTCTTAGAAGGAGAAGTGCGTTCAACATTTTCAACAAAGAAATGATGACTTCTAATCAGTCAGCTGAATTTGCCAAAGCCCAAATGTTGAAACGAAAGGGTTTAGGAGGAACTACTATTTTTATTACATCCGAAGAAGAAGCAAATATGTTAGCATCTTTAGCTGGATCTGGTTCTAGTTCTGGTTCTGGTTCTGATCCAACTCCTTCCGGAACAGACTATGTTGCCAAATGTGTTCCATACACTCGTAAAAAACCAATATTACCACTAAAAAATAAATTCTAAATATAAAAAGAGCACTGTTTTTTTCTTGTTATAACATATAATGGGAATTTATTCAAAAAATGCGGATGGTAAATACCATATTAAAGGAAATACATTTGAACTTTTAATTGGAACCCGTGCCCAGGTCTGGCATAAAACTGCGTATAAAACATCGGGAGGACTAAGAAAGATGGATTTAGTTCAAAACGATAAGGGTCGAATTGTCTCCAAGTCGAAATATTTAACCGCCAAAAAGGAAAACCGACTTTTAAAGCACGGATACGGCACACAAAAGGGTAAATTTGGAGCTGTACGTGTTGCAGTAAAGAGCAGAAAGAGTCGCAAAAGTGGAGGTAGCGTGATTCTGGGAGGTAGCGTAATTCTAGGAGGAAAGAGCGGGGGTAGCGTGATTCTAGGAGGAAAGAGTAATAAAAACCGTGGAGGTAGCGTAATTCTAGGAGGAAAGAGCGGAGGTAGCGTAATTCTAGGGGGGAAAGAGTAATAAAAACGTGGAGGTTCTATAAATAGCGAAAATCAACAAATGAATCAAATACAATATATTCTGTCAAATTGAATCGAATATATTTTTCAAAATATTGTTTACTAACAATTAACTGGCTTTTGTTTTTGTTAGTATAGTTTGTATACAACTCATCTATAGATATAATGTCTGTGGGTGGACATTGTTTAAAAGAATCTATTAACATAACAATTTGTTTTTGTTTGTCCCATAATTTGCATTTCACATTCAAAATGTATTTATTGTCAACCATATTTTCTTCGGGGAAAAAGTGTTGAATCAGTTTAGGTAAATCATTTTCCTTTATGTTAGATGAACTATATAATATATACAACTCGCCAATTTCTAATTCGTCATCCGCATAAATAATGTTTTCTTCCCAAAATTGAAGAAATTGGCTTATGTTAGGTAAGTACTTACTTGTAATGCAAAGAAATGAATCCGTTTCTTCTTCATATTTTAATATTTGTTTAAACATTTGTTTTAGAGCATTCAAGTATATCATGTTAGGTATATCATTCAGCAGTAAATACTGCTTCCAAATGTAATGTAATTGTTTCCATGTAATGCGGAATGAATCACTTGCAGATTGAGTAGAATGTTCTATAAATTTGGAGACAATTGTTTCTTGCGAATTAGATTGCAAATACATGACATGTGATTTTAATTCAGATATATCGTTAATATATTGTTCCGAAGAACCATAACGATTGGAATAATGGGCTGCCACACATAACATATCTAGTCCACACTTATTAATTAGATTTATCCAAAATTCGGTAGGAATAGGATCATTCACTAATAACAATCTATATTGAGAATATACATGGTTCTCGTTATACTTGGAAATGAAATTATGTGTTAGATTATTTACCCCAATATATGGGCCAATTCGGTCCATCTCTGCAAAAATAGTTGCCTGTTTGTTAATAATTCGAATAGGTGTTTGTTTCTTTAAAATGTTATCTCCAATAACAGTTAAAAAATACTTAGTGGCACTTTTAGAAGGGAAAATGAGTGGATACAATGAATTTAATATACGCTGAATTGTAGTGGTGCTAGGCGTAGATGACAATAAATGACGGTCTTTGATTTGCTTCATTATGCTGAATTTTGTTTTGTATTTCCAATCCATCAAAGATCGATCCTCCGAAATAGTAGAAAGTAATTTATAATGTATATCGTCTTCCTTGCAAATAATATATGTATCATCTACATATTCATAATAATGTCCAGTAGATGAAATGTAATAATATTTATGTTTATCCAAAAATACTTTGATAAACGTTTCTTGCATACTCTGAAGTGCATTTGTTCTCAATGTTCTTTCATTGTAATTCTCATGTTCTAGTTCAAGCGTATTTGGTAAAATAGTGGATATATGCGAATTTAATCGATTCAACATATAATCATTTGACTCATATTTTGCATATAATTCCATTACTTTTTGTATAGGGTCCATTGAATAAGTATATTACTTTCATTTATATTCATTTAATTGTTTTAATTATTATTATGACGTTTTACAAAGCATTTAAAGATTTACAAAACAATAATTTAATGAATAAAGGAGTTGAAGGAAATGTGTTAACAATTCAAACGGTTCAAATTGCTCCATTTCGAACATTAATGACGGCGCTAAAAGATATTTTGTTAGAGACCAATATTTCATTTCAGCCTGATGGAATTCGCATTATTAATATGGATAAGTCGCATACTATTTTAGCCCATCTTTTGTTAGATGCAAAGAATTTTGAATTCTACGAATGTAAACGAGACAAAATTATTATTGGGGTGAATATGTTTCATTTATTCAAGCTAATTAACACAATTGATAATGATGATACACTTACTATGTACATTGAAAATGCGGATTATGTGGATGGAATTGTATCGTATTTAACATTGAAATTTGAGAATGGAGATATTAAGCAGAGAAAAACGCAAAAGTTGAGACTCATTGAACCAGAGCAGGAGGAACTAGAATATCCAGATGTTAAATTTTCTTCTATTATTAATCTTCCATCTGCTGATTTTCAGAAAATTATTCGTGATCTGTCTTGTATTTCGGATAAATTGGAGATTAAGTCGGTTGGTAATGAACTTATATTTAAATGCAATGGGCAATTTGCTTCCGCCGAAATTCATCGAACTGAATCAGATGGAAGTATGGGATTTATTTTAAAGCAAGATTCCTCCAAAGTGGTTCAAGGTGAATTTTCATTGAAAAATTTAGGATATTTTATTAAATGCACAAATTTATGTTCTCAAATAGAAATATATTTGGAGAATGATTTGCCTTTAGTGGTGAAATATTATGTGGCAAGCTTAGGAATGATACAACTTTGTTTAAGTCCTTTGCCATCATGTTAATACATTTAATTAATTTAAATTAAATCAAATGTATGATTATTTATTCATTGAGTATAATATAATGTCTGGTGGATATATTCGAAATTATTCAGATTATTTAGCATCAAGGACTATATGCAATAATTCTATTGTAGGGCCCGCTGGTCCAATGGGTCCTACTGGTCCAGCAGGATCTGGATCTGGCGGAAGTGGTGGTATTGGCCCTACTGGCCCTACTGGAACATTTACTGGAAATTTTGTGGGAACTTCTTATTTTGATGGATCCGCTAATTTTACAGGAGTACTTGACGTGCAATCCCGAATTATGAACAGTACAGATCCCAGTGGAAATATTTATATAAGTGGAAATTTAATTCCTACTGAACACAATATATACAGTCTTGGAAGCACTGGAACATGGTGGAAATCCGCATTCATTAGTGCTGGCACTATTTATGTTGGAGGTGTACCCATTTCATCTGAGGGAAATGCAATTGTTATGCCAATAGGAACAACTATTGGTGGTGTCAATCCGGGTACAATTACTATTCGAGGTGCAGTTAATTTTATTAATGATTTATACACAATTGGTGCAACTGGAATTGGTTCTGGATATATGGTAAACCAAGAATATAGTCCAGAACCAGCACATTTGTTTGTTTTAAATTCAAGTATAAGAAGTGATTTGAGTTCTAATTGGACAGACATTGGAGCAATTGCGGGGCCAAAGGGTAATCCAGGAATTCAAGGAATTCAAGGCATTAAGGGAGATACTGGTATTCAAGGACCAACTGGTCCAAGAGGGTTAGATGGTGCGGCAAGTGCACGGGGTGATACTGGTGCTCAAGGTGCTACTGGTCCTACGGGCGCAAAAGGAGCAGATGGATCAAATGGTATGCAAGGTGCTACTGGTCCTACTGGTCTAAAAGGTGACCAAGGTATACAAGGTGCTACGGGTCCAACTGGATTGAAAGGTGATCAAGGTATTCCGGGAATGCAAGGTGCCACTGGATTACAAGGTGAAACTGGCCCTACGGGCCCTCAAGGACCAGCTGGATCAAATGGATCAGATGGAGCTACCGGCGAACAAGGTGCAACTGGCCCTACTGGTCCACAAGGTATTCAAGGCGAAACTGGATTACAAGGTGCTACTGGTCCACAAGGAATCCAAGGCGAAACTGGATTACAAGGTGCTACTGGTCCACAAGGTATTCAAGGCGAAACTGGATTACAAGGTGCTACTGGTCCACAAGGTATTCAAGGCGAAACTGGATTGCAAGGTGAGACTGGCCCTACTGGTCCACAAGGAATCCAAGGTGAAACTGGATTACAAGGTCCTACTGGTCCACAAGGAATTCAAGGTGAAACTGGTCCACAAGGAATCCAAGGTGAAACTGGATTACAAGGTCCTACTGGCCCACAAGGAATTCAAGGTGAAACTGGTCCACAAGGAATCCAAGGTGAAACTGGATTACAAGGTGCTACTGGCCCACAAGGAATCCAAGGCGAGACTGGATTACAAGGTGCTACTGGCCCACAAGGTATTCAAGGTGAAACTGGATTACAAGGTCCTACTGGTCCACAAGGAATCCAAGGCGAGACTGGATTACAAGGTCCTACTGGTCCACAAGGAATACAAGG